TTGATTAAAAAAAAGGAATTTTTGCCCATCAATGGACACAAAAACTTATCCAAAACTTATCCTTTAATTTTAATCAGTATGGCAACTCTCAAACTAACAATTTTCAAAGCAAAAGTTTTAAAAGATGGCAGACATAAAATTAGAGTGGCCGTTTGCCATAAGCAGGAAACTTGCTACATTATCACTCGGTTTATCATAGATAATCTCTCCCAGTTCAAGAACGGACAGGTGGTAAAACGCCCGGATGCCGCAATGATAAATACAAAATTGCGTAATCTTCTCAATAAGTATCAGGAAAGATTGGACAAGATAGATAATCCAGGTATCTATTCATGTACACAGTTGAAGGATTTCATCTTAAGGGAATCTGTGGATACACAGGGGGAATCATTTAAGTCTGTGTGTGATGCATATATTGAGGAACTGTTTAAAAACAGTAAAACCAACTATGCTAATATGATGAGGGAAAGTGAGGCTCATTTCTTGAAGTTCCTGCGTGGGGATGTACGACTTGTCGATATTACCCCGGAACTTATAGAGCAATATGCAGCGTATCTTGAAAAAAAGAATTGGAGCCGGGCGACATTGGGGATAGTAATGAGAAATACGCGGACAATCATAAACAGGGCGATAAAAAAGAGAAAGGTTTCATATAATGTACATCCTTTTGTAGATTATTCTATTCCGCAATCTCCTGTACGCGATGTCAGTATCAGGCTGGAGTCTTTGTCCAAGATACTTAATGCTGAGGTTGACAGTAATTATTTGTCAGTAGCCAGAGATTTGTTCTCTCTTTCATTTTATCTCGGAGGTATTAATATGACTGACTTGATGGATATGGATTTTAGAAACTCTAGGTATATACAATACTCCCGTAAGAAGATTATGGGGCGGACTTCCAATGCAAATGTAATTATATTGCCTGTTCACGAGAAAGCAGCCTGTATTATAGCAAAATGGATGAACCCAAGAACCGGTAAGCTGGATTTTCATTATAATTTCACTTATAAGAATTTCTCTCGTCATATATCACGAGGAATAGCGAAGCTTGCAAAGGAACTTGGGATAAAGGAACGTGTGGTTTACTACTCCGCCCGGAAAACCTTTGCACAATTAGCTTCAGAACTAGGGATACCTGATGGAGTGATAGACTACTGTTTAGGGCATTCGGACAAGAGTAGGGGAGTGATACGCTATTACGCTAAGGTAAGGGAGAAACAAGCGGAAATAGCCGTCAATCGGGTGATTGATTATGTGGATCATCCGGAGAAATATAAGGAGTTTTTGGAAATGAGAGCAGACATCATGCTGATGAAGTCCTAACCTAAAAATCAAGCGGTTATCTATAAAAGACGGCCGCTTGATTCGTTTACTGAATAATAAAAGAATATCATTTACTGTTTTCAATATTTGCTCTGATTTGTTTCAAAATCAGAAACGGCCCTCCCATCTTATAGTTCCCTAAGTTTTGTTTTGCTTGCATGATACAGCTTTCAATAGTAAGTTTCAAATTCGGGGTAAAAGCCGCTTTGTTAATCTGCATTTCTTTTGGAAGTTCATTGGGAATTATGCGCCACTGACAGCCTGTTTTGAGAATATATAGAATCGCCTTCATGATGTTTCTGAGAGAATGTTTTCGCTTCCTTTCTTGTAGATTTATAATTTTTTCTATAACTTGCCACTGTTTATCAGTAAGGTTGGTTAAGTATTGTTCCATAACTTTAATCGATTGGTACTCATAAGATTATGAATAATTAATACGCTGATTTACAATGTGCTATCCGCTGTGGTAACGTTTGTTTTTGATAATTTTTAAACAACTTCTTAATTTTGACTTTATGAATACAACTCTGAAAAACTACCTTTTTTCATTCATCCTTTTATTTTCCAGTGTTGCATGGATTACGGCACAGCCTGTTCGAGAAACGACCCTTCTGAACAGGTCTTGGCGTTTTATCCTAGGTGACCCGGCACAGGCTGCTTTTGTTCATTTTGACGACAGCCAATGGCAGCCGGTAGGTTTACCTCATTCGTTTAGCCTACCTTATTTTATGTCAAAGGATTTTTATACCGGCTATGGTTGGTATCGTCGTCATCTTGAAATGGATCGGAGTGATTTGAAAGGACTTGTATTTCTAGAATTTGATGGCGTGTTTCAAGAAGCAGAAATCTTTGTCAATGGAAAAAAAGCGGGAAATCACCTCGGAGGATATACGGGCTTTCAAATTGAGATTACGCCTTATTTGCAGTGTGGAAATAACCTCATAGCCATAAGAGTGAATAATCTATGGCGGGCTGATATTGCTCCTCGTGCCGGTGAACATACATTTTCTGGAGGTATTTATCGAAATGTACGTTTGGTACGAAAAAGTCACCACTACATTGATTGGTGCGGAGTGGGTATAACTACACCTGATCTTGAAGCTCGAAGCGGAACATCCACACGCGTAAAGGTAGAAACCGATGTCGTAAATGCCGGCAAGAAAGCCGTCAACCTACGTTTGGTTACGTGCATCTTTTCACCGCATGGCAAGGTCCTGGCAAAAGTGGAAAGTGATAGTATGCTGGCGGCCGGGCAACGGCTTTGCTACAGCCAACTGACCCCTGAAATAGAGCATCCACAACTATGGTCTCCAACAAGTCCCACGTTATATAAGGTGGAAAGCAAACTCTATATGGGAAAACAACTCTGTGACGCAACAGTTGAAACTTTTGGCTTTCGCTGGGTGAAGTGGACTGCCGACAGAGGTTTCTTCCTGAATGGGAACCATCACTACTTTCATGGAGCAAATGTGCATCAGGACCAGGCTGGATGGGGAGATGCTGTGACTGAAGCAGCCCAAAGACGTGATATAAAAATGATGAAAGAAGCCGGATTCGACTTTATCCGCGGCTCGCATTATCCTCATTCGCCAGCTTTTTCACAGGCTTGCGACGAAGAAGGTATGCTCTTTTGGTCAGAAGCTCCATTTTGGGGGATAGGCGGTTATCGGGGTGATGGGTATTGGGATTGCAGTGCCTATCCCGTTACACCGTCCGATACGGCAGCTTTTGAGCAAAGTGCGTTACGGCAATTGGAGGAAATGATACGTATTCACCGGAATCATCCCTCTATTGTGGTATGGAGTATGAGCAATGAGCCTTTCTTTTCAGAGTCGTCGACACTGCCCGGAGTGCAGCGGCTGCTACACCGTATGGTTGAACGTACCCATCAACTTGATCCTACCCGCTTGGCTGCCATCGGAGGGGCTCAGCGTCCATTGGGCGAAAACCGCATTGACCGTATTGGCGATATGGCTGGATACAATGGTGATGGAGCTACACAGCCCGATTTTCAGCAGCCTGGCATTCCATCGATTGTGGCCGAATACGGTAGCGTTACCGCTGACAGACCGGGAAACTATGCTCCAGGATGGGGGGACCTTGATGCCAACGAGGCTTGGCGAGGGGTGTCGTGGCGGAGCGGACAAGCCATTTGGTGCGGATTTGATCATGGAAGCATTGCTGGCAGTGCTTTAGGCAAAATGGGTATTGTCGATTATTTCCGTATTCCCAAACGTGCATGGTATTGGTACCGTCGTGCTTATCGAGGTATTGAACCACCTGTGTGGCCTATACAAGGAAAACCGGTAGCGCTTCGTTTGGAAGTCATTGGTAATAAGGAAGTATTGGCAGACGGAACGGATGATGTACAATTGCTTGTAACCGTGGTTGACAGCACTGGACGGGATTTGAGTAACAATGTTCCGGTTGATTTGTGTGTCACGAAGGGTCCTGGTGAATTTCCTACGGGAAAATCGATTTGCTTTCGTGCCAACAGCGACATTCGGATTCAAGACGGGAAAGCTGCCATTTCGCTGCGTGCATACTATTCTGGTAAATGCATCGTAGAGGCACGTTCACCCGGTTTGAAAACGGCTACCGTATCTATAGACTTTATAGGTGCACCAGCCTTTTGTCCAGGCCAATCGGTGGAGGCTGTCAATCGTCCTTATACCTCGTTTATTCGTGAAACGACTGCTTCTCTTCAACGTTTTGGACGCAATAATCCAACATTTTCCACTTCACATCTGGATGGATATGATGCCGGAATGGCCACGGATGAGTGTGATTCTTCATTTTGGCAGGCTGAATTGACAGATGATGCACCGCGTTTGACCATAGATACCGAAAAGATGCTTGAGGTGAAACGTTTACGTTTTGTTTTTCCACCGATCAATGTAAATAGACATTTCACGATTGAAATATCCAATGATCGACAGCATTGGCAAAGTCTTGCCAAAGTTGTACTTCAGGGAGAACAAACCATATATGAGTGGAAAGTCGACACAGGGACGTCAACACCGCGTGGGCGTTTTGTGAGTATTTGTTGGGATGAACCGGAAACAGCTATGGTTGGTGAAGTTGAAATCTATGGCATCGTTTGCCGTTAAACAGTGATGCTATTTATGATTAGTCTGTTAGATGGCAGTCTGTCGATAAGAAAAAGGGGGGGTGTCAATAACGACACCCTCCCCAACTTTTATTATGAGATTGGCTTCTACTCCAAAATCACAGGGCAAAGATAGGAAAATAGAATATATGGCACATTACTGGATGGTATAATGTGCCATTTTTATTCATTAAGCTGATTTCTTTTTGGAATCCAAAAGCTTAGGAAGGTAATCTAAAGCTTTCGTATCTCTTGCGGAGAAATATTTTTCTGCGTGTTTAGGAATCCACTCTTCATCCACATATTGAATAAAAATAGGCAAAAGGGCATTTTCATATTGCCTTGCATCTAATTCCATTCCACTCGGGAATTTATGTTTGTAAGATTTGTACTTGCCTGCTAATTCAGAATAGTTAAGCTTTAAATAGGTAGCAAAACATTTACCCACGCTCACATCTGGGCGGATTTCCTTTCCATCGAAAGCTTTGTTAGGGATTTCGTACCCAACATGATGGAATCTTCCGTAAAGTCTAACAAACAGTTCGTTTATAACAGAAAAATACCCTTTATCCACTCGATCCCAATTATCATTGTACCTTATTACAAAATTAGGGATTTCACTTCTGTCTATACTGTAACGTCCGGTTTTCCTTATTGAAGGAATTACAACTTTAGTAATCCATTTGCAGAACTTCTTAGCAAATGGTTTCCTACTCTTGAATACTAAGGAATATAAACCACTCTCACTGATTAGATTAACTCTCCGATTTTGACCTGCCCTAAGTATTACTGAGGTCAGCTTTTCATCTTCATCAAGAGAAGACAAAGATTCGGTAGTGTTAGTCAACCCTAATAAATTACATACATCGGAAGCTACAAACCACGGTTCACCATTATTTCAATAGTTAAAATATCTGTTGATACATTTGAAATGGAACTTCCATCCATTTCATCGTACTTAAAAATTAAATAATTCATTTCTTTCTTATAAACTTTTAAAAATATTAATTATCCCATCCATCCAACTGGGTATGGCAAATATACATTTTGTTGTCTACAAAAACAAGAAAATGTAATAATAAAAAAGGACAATTACCTTCACAGGCAATTGTCCTCATAGGGATAATATTTATTTATTTTTAAAAGTTTCAGACAATATTAATGTGTATGGAAATATTACCTTTCCAGTTGTATACTGCAAAGGTAATATTTTATTTTGAATAAATGTATGTTTACAGGCAAAAATAAAAGTGATTTTGCAAAAAAATAGATGCAACCAAGTTTCTTAATAAAACGCCCCGACTCATCACGAGCCGGAGTAGTCCAATTTATAAATTTAAAGTTTTATGATGAAGATTGTCTTTTGCGCCAATGTTTTACTATTAGTATAACGACAATCAAAACGGTTACACAAACACAGGCAAAACCGATTTGTTCAGGCAGCGTGGATTCTTTTTTCTCTTTTACCCCTTCAGTCTTGGTTTCTTCATGTTTGGTGGAAGTGGCTTCCTTGTCAACTTTCACCTCCGTACAGTCTTTGGTTGCAGTTTCCTTCTTTTTATTCTTGCTGAAATCACCTTCTACATGCCCGTCAGCCAATAACGGAGGTTTCCCAGTCAGGCTGTCGGGCGGTTTTCGGGTATCATAGATACGAAAATCAATCACATAGTTACTATTAGTGGTAATAAGTTCGCTCAAAGAGGTACTTGATCCGTGTACGATGTTGATAGATTCACTGGCGCTATCCTTGCTGATTACTTCTGTGTTGGATTTGATAGCCTTATGCGAACTGCCACATGATCCGAACAGCAGAAGTAACACTACTGCAACAAATATCCAGAAATATATCCTCTGTTTCATAATCTCAGTTTTTAGACATAAAAAAAGCAGTAAAACCGTTGGGAATTACCGCTTAAAGATCTAAAATCTATTTATGATAAACCTTTTGTTAATTCATCAAAATTATCTCCTTTGATATATCCTTTTTTTACCTTATTGAAAGATATTTCTGACAGTATTCCAATGTTTAGCAAACCAACAATATCATTTTTAGCTGTCGTTGGAGTAATGCTAAATTTAACCTGTACATCTTTTACAGTCATTACTTCTTTAGGATTTTCATAATATATACGTATAATTTCAGCCTGTCTTTCATTTATATTCCCAATTCGCAAAAAAATATTGGCCTGTTTTTTCATTGATGTTTTCCGGTATATATAGTGTTGCAGATCTTTAAATGCAAGCTCAAGAACACGTAGATTATAAGTAACAAAATAACCTATATCATTATCATCTGCTTCTACATATAAATAAGTTTTTTCATAAGTTTTTTTTGATCGTGCTATAATTCTTGAAATGGATAAATATTCTGTTAGCCAATAACCTCGTTTTAACATATACCAATAGAATAAAGCTCTTGCAGTACGTCCGTTACCATCAGTAAAGGGGTGCATATAAGCCAACATGAAATGTATAATAATTCCACGGATAATAGGATGGATAAATACTTTTGCACGTTCTTCATTAAAAAAATCGCATAAATGTTCAATAAAATCTGGTATGTCTTTATATGAAGGAGGGGTATGCACTATTTCATGTGTAATTCCGTCCTCTACCACAACGTCATCATTCAATCGAAAACGCCCAGCGTCTTCAGAATTTTCCATTGTTCCCTCAGTCATAAGCCGATGTATTTTTAATAACATATCTTTTGTTATTTTCTTATCTTTGTTTTCGACGATAAAATTTATTGTTTGATAGTTATTAAAAATCATTTGCTGTGATTTGTCTTTTGGATTAATTTTTTTTCTCAACATTTCTTTTGCAACTTTTCGCGTTGTTGAAGCTCCTTCCATTTGACTAGAAGAAATAGCTTCTTCCATTAAAGAACTAATCAAATATTGATTTTTATTTTCTTCTGGGATGATTGAATCATTCCCCCATGAGCCTCCAAAATTCATATCAAGCTCGTGGCAAATACGTTGCATTTGATTGGTTATACTTATATTTATACCATATTGATTCCATACCAATATTCTGTTTTTAAATCTTGATGCCTTTACGTGTGCCCATAACATCTCATGTGAAAATGACGAAGGTATTTTTTTATACTTTACATCACTCCAATATTCATAATTCTCATTAATACGTTCTATTAATAATGGAATCTCTTTATCAGTATTGGATGACAAAGCAAAATAAGCTCTTACCAATTCTTTCTCTGTTACTTTAGGTGGGTATTCAATCATTTTTATAGTTTTTAGTATTGGCTACAAATATACAAATTCTTTCCAATTCTTACAAAATTGGAAAGAATTATATAGATGAAAACTTGTAAAAACGGTAATTCCAACAAGTCAAAGAACGCTTCTGTTATAATAATCATTCATATTCTATTATACAATCTCAATGGTGATGCTCTCACCCTTTCTCTGCGCATCCTCAACCAGCACATTGAGTTTGTCGGATGTGTAGCGTGATTCGGTCAGCCGTCCGACTTCCGTGTTTTTTCCCACAAGAATGCAGCCGGAAGAATCATCAGCCGTATTGCCAGGATGAATGAGGATGCCTTCGAATGCCGGCACATTCAGCAGCCTCGGCAGGTTGCGCCCGAATTTAGGTGACCAGTTGAACACTACCTTGTATTCACCATAAGGGATGGCTGTCTTTCCGGGTACTTTCCTTTCCCTGTTCAGATCACGGACAGTGTCTTCCAACGTGTTACAGAAGAATTTTCCGTCCACATACAACCGCCCGACCGTATATCCGGGCTTTTTCCATAATCTCTCAACTTTTAGTTTCATTTCTTTTCCTCCTTCTTGTTTTCATTATCAAACAATATCTGAGCCATGATCTTGGCGATATCATCCTTGTTCTCGATGATCACACTCATTGTCTTTTCTGCTTTGCGCAACTCCGCTTTTTCCCATGATTTTTCACGAACTGATTTAAACTCACAGAAAATGCAGTAACCCGTCCAAATCATTGAAAAAACAGGAAAGGGGATAACCACACAGCATAACAGATCAATGAAGCACAACTCTATAAATGGAGTGAAATACTTCTTCGCCTTGACTGCTGTTTTCTTATACCCCGTGGATGTTCTTGCCTCCCCGCGTTGTTTGGCCTTCATTATCCCTGAGACCAGATCCACAAACATTGCACCGATAGTGGCTGCGATACACAAGGCTATTAGTACAATGTGTATCATCATGTGCTCATTAATAAAATTGTAAATTACGTCTTTCATTACTTTGTCTTGATTATAAAATATATTGTTTCAAAGATATGTCTATTTACTTGCGTCATTGTTGCAGAATTACTTAAATCCATTGCCACGATATGACAATAAAAAAAGAGCCTGATGACAATATTTATTGCCATCAAGCTCCTGGTTACCCTGCAAAGATAGTGAAAACTATTCCATATTCAATCCATATTGAAAAAAATAATCAGGAGCAATATTTCGATTATCCGAAGAATTTAAAGAGTCACAATATTAATAGAAAACAAATAGGATTCATGAAATCTACCGGTTGTCTATAAAATCAGATGTCTTTAAGCCTTTATCAGGAAACATCTTTACTTTTTTCCTTTTCCTTTGAACATTTTTCAAGTCACGCACAATGGTGCTGGAAAGTACCTCCGAATAAATCTGTGTGGTCTTTACGGAAGTATGTCCGAGCAGCTTCTGGACTGTTGTAATCGCAACTCCCTGATGAACCAGCAGGGTAGCACAGGTATGACGGCTCACATGGTAGGTTATCCGCTTTTTGATACCACACAATCCGGCCAGCTTTCGAAGCTGCTTATTCACTTCCGAGTTACAAGGCAAAGCGGCAAAACTTCCGATATCCGGATAACGGTCAAGAATGCCCAATGCCCTGCTTTCAAACAGCAGATGCAACGGCAGACGGATATCCACTCCTGTCTTGACGGATTTGAAGTACAGCCACCGCTTGCCGTTTATCCTAATAAAATTCTCAGGTGTGAGCTGGCAGAAGTCAGAATAGCGCAATCCGGTATAACAACAGAACAGGAAGGCATCGAGCACATGGCGCATGGACTCCTCTTCCACCTCGACCGTTTCCAGCTTCTTCAGCTCGTCCGGGGTAAGAAACTCATGTCTGCCCTTCTCCTGTTTGATTTTGTACTTTCTGAACGGATAAGCGTCGGCGTGCATATATCCCTGGTTGATTGCCTCATTGACCAAGGTACGGAGCTGTCTCATGTGCTTGGCTATCGTATTGACCGCATTGCCCTTTTCCCTTAAGTATTGCTCAAAATCACGAAGGAATGTATAGGTAAGATCCTTGAAGTCCAATCCGGAACGGAAATCATGCAGGACCGCCAGTGTCGAGTGCAGGTTGTCCTTGGTGGACTGCTTCTTGTCCGAATTGTCAATGGCTGATTTGGCAAAAGTAAAGAAGCTGATATTCACCGTACTTTTCTTCTTGACAGCATCCTTCAGTAGTGAGAGTGTGGCAGGTATTCCGCGCTTCCAATATCCCAACTCTATGCTTTGCAGATACAAGATGTATTCATAGAGCATTGCGTTGAGTTCGTTAGATTGGGGGTGGTTAATGACTTGTGCCCCCTCACGACTCCAGCACTCCGGTTTGAGATAGACATTGGTCTTCAGGTAGATTTTCCTTTGATTTAAATAAGCTTCAACCTGTACAAGGGCCGTGCCCTGCCTGTTAAGTCTGTTCTGGCGGTTATATACAAGACGGTATCTGATTTTATCCATTTTTCCGCAAAGATGCTATTTAATGCACAAACGACAAAAAAATGGAGTGCAAATATTCCCGCCTTGCTATAATGATGGTGGTGGTTACAAAAAAAATGTCATAGTAGGATATGTTTTTATTATTGTTTTCGTAAACGGAGAATTTATTTATAAAAAAAATATCATTTAATAGGGATATTAAAGCAATAATTATATATTTGCATTGAAAAACTAAAATAACCTTTTTAATAAGCTAGTTTGTTAATCTGAAAATTTTAAAGACGTCAAAGACAAAATGATCAAATCGGACTTAAATCATTTTAAATACATCTTTATATTGAATCTATGAAAAAAGATCGACTGAAATTAGTAAGCGCGATGTTGCTTGTATCCGGACTTCCTGTTGGATATGTTCAGGCAGCATCTTATGCACCGGTTGCGGAAATTCACTCTGTACAGCAGGCAAATCCTTGTACGGGTATGGTTGTGGACCAGAACGGTGAGACCGTTATCGGTGCATCGGTTGTCGTTAAAGGTACAACCAATGGAACCATCACCGGCATTGACGGGGATTTTACTCTCAACAACGTAAAGACTGGTGATGTCATTCAAATCTCCTACATTGGCTATATTACCCAGGAAGTGGTATGGGAGGGGAGGACTCTTAATGTGACTCTGAGAGAGGACAGTCAGACATTGGAAGAAGTGGTGGTGGTTGGTTTCGGCTCTCAGAAAAAGGCCAACTTGACCGGTTCTGTGTCACAAGTGAAGATGGACGAAGTTTTGGGTAGTCGTCCTGTAGTGAATGCCATGAGTGCCCTACAAGGTACTATGCCGGGGTTACAGATAACTCCCAACGGTGATGCCAGCGGTCCCGGACAAGCCAAGAATTTCAATATCCGCGGTACAACTTCCATCAACGGTGGTTCTCCTTTGGTCTTGATTGACAACGTGCCGGGTGATATTGACATGCTAAATCCCGAAGACATCGAGAGCATATCCGTGCTGAAGGATGCGGCTTCTTCTGCGATCTATGGTGCACGTGCGGCTTTCGGTGTAATCTTGGTTACTACCAAGAAAGGCAGGAAGGGCGAGAAGTTCACTGTGAACTATAACAACAATTTTGGTTTTCAGAAATCCATCAATCGCCCTGAAATAGCTGACGGCCTGCAATGGATGCAAGCATATCTGGATGCGGAATTCAATTCCGGAAATTACTATACAGGACAAAGCATCCGTCTGTGGCAGCAGTATCTTGCCGAGTACAGAAAGAATCCGGGACAATTCCAGACAACGGGTGATGGCATTTACGTTAGTCCGGAAGACGGATTGCAGTATTATTTGAACGAAAAGAACGTGTATGACAACATGCTGGATGATTTCGGTTTCCTACAGACACATAATGCCTCTGTCAGCGGTGGTACCGAGCGTCTGCTTTATCGTATGTCCGTGGGCTATACTGATGAGCAAGGTACACTTGTGACTGATAAGGACCGTTTCAAACGCCTTGGTGGAAGTGCTTTCATTCAGGCGGACATTACTCCTTGGCTGGTCCAGTCAGTGGACATCCGTTATGCTCAGAGCGAAAAGAACATGCCGGTGACTTCCACCCGGACAGGTTTGTATGACATGCGACTCCCAAGCATCTATCCGGAAGGGACATTGACGGTGGGCGACGGCCGAGAATTGCCTACCAACACTCCCTACAATCTTTTGATGATGGCAACCGACAACAATACCATAACAGATAATGCGCGTATTTTGTCTAAAACCGTCTTGAAGCCACTTAAGGGCTGGGATATCGTGTTTGAATACACTTTTGACAAGAAGATGAGCAACAACCGCATCAATAGAGCCATGTATGAATATACGTCCGTAGAAAAAGCTGTCATGACCACGGCGGACAACTCCAGCCTGGAAACCAAGAATGCCACCACGGACTATAATGCCATCAATCTGTATAGTACCTACCGGCATACATGGAGCGAGAAACACAATTTCAGCATCATGGCAGGTTTCAACCAGGAGTCAAGCGATTATCGTTCCATCTATGCCAAATCCTTGGATATGATCAATGATAACTATCCTTCCCACAATACTGGCACAAATGAAACTAAGACTGTTACCGAAGAGCATTCCGAATATACGGTACGCGGTGCTTTTTATCGGCTGAATTATGACTACGAGGGTAAATATCTGTTCGAGACCAACGGTCGTTATGACGGTTCTTCCAAATTTCCTAAAAATGACCGTTTCGGCTTCTTCCCTTCCGTGTCCGTGGGATGGAATATTGCCCGGGAAACCTTTATGGAAAAGACACAAAGCTGGTTGGGAGAGCTGAAACTCCGTGCTTCCTGGGGACAGATCGGTAACCAGGCCATCAACCCCTATCAGTTTGTTCCTTTGATGGAATCCTACAAACCAGGATGGATTGTCAACGGTACCAAACCCACCTCGGTCAAGGCACCGGGATTGGCAAGCACCAACTTCACATGGGAAACCGTAGAAACCCTTGATTTCGGTTTCGACATTTCAGCATTGAACGGACGTCTGCAAGGTACTTTTGACTGGTATCGCCGGGATACCAAGGATATGTTGGCACCGGGATTCGAACTTCCGGCACCAATCGGTGCGGCCGCCCCGCTGCAAAACACCGCCGACCTCCGTACCAAAGGATGGGAATTGAATCTGAGCTGGCGTGACCGTATTGGTGACGTGGGATACAGCATCGGATTCAATCTCTATGACTCCAAGACAGAAGTGACCAAATACAATAATGAATCATATATCCTGTTTAAGAGTGACGGTTCAAATAACTATTATAACGGTTATGAAATCGGTACCATCTGGGGATATGAAACCGACGGCTTCTATACCGTTGACGACTTTACGGACACCCAGACCTGGCAGCTGAAGGAAGGCGTGATTTCAGTAGAAGGGGTAAATCCGCGCCCCGGTGACATCAAATACAAGAATCTGCGTGACGATGAGAACAGTACCAACCGAATTGACGGAGGTGACGGCACACTTGCCAACCCTGGCGACCGCAAGGTTATAGGTAACAGTGCCCTGCGTATGCAATACGGTATCAATCTTGGTGTCAACTACAAGGGATTTGACTTGAGCGTGTTGTTGCAAGGTGTGGGCAAACGCGATGTTTGGATCAATGACGCCCGTCGCTGGCCTTTCGCTTCCGGCAAATTCGGTCAGATTTTCAGTGACCAGCTTGACTACTGGAAACCGGTGGATCCTGCCAACGGCAACTGGGAGCCGGTAAATCCCAATCCTGAATTCTACCGCATATACGGTGAATTAAACAATGCAGGACATAACCAGCGTGCCCAGACTAAATACCTGTTGGACGGTTCCTATCTGCGCGTCAAGAACATCACCTTGAGCTATAGTTTTCCCAAATCCCTGCTAACTCCTGTCGGTCTCAATGGTTTGAAGGCGTTCGTCAGCTGCGAGAATCTGCACACTTTCCATCACCTGCCCGATGGATATGACCCCGAACGTCTTTCATGGAACTATCCGTTCTACCGTACAATTTCGTTTGGAATCAACGTAACCCTCTAAAGAACAGAATATAATGAAAAAAATAATATATACAGCATTAGTCGCTACAGGACTGACTTTGAGTGCCTGCAATGACAGTTTTATGGAACGTTATTCAGATACAAGTCTCACCGAAAATACAGTGTTCGGCAACTACAATACCTTCAAGACCTATGCATGGGGCCTGTATGAAGTGTTTACCAATGGAAACATTCTCCGCCGCATTGGCAGTGACGGGGCTTATGCAAGTTCCAGATCTTATTTCGGTGATGTCTATGCGGGTTACCTGATGGAAAGGCAAGGCGGTGGAAACCCGTATGCATTCCAGAATATCAGCAGCGTGGCATCCGGCAACGGATGGAGTTTCGGCTACATTCGCTCGGTCAACGTGATGCTGGCAAATATTGACAAATCAACAATGAGCGATGTAGAAAAAGAACATTGGCGTTCTGTGGGGTACTTCTTCCGTGCCTACTTCTATGCCGAACTGATAGCCCGCTTCGGCGATGTGCCTTGGGTGGATCATACATTGGCAGAAGATGATACTGAAATAGCCTTGGGTAAACGTACCCCGCGCAAAACTGTGGCGGACAATGTACTCAAGGATTTAATCTATGCTGAAGAACATATCAAACCTGACGGTGACGGCGACAATACCATCAATACCAATGTGGTGAGGGCCTTGATTTCACGGTTTTCCCTGTTTGAAGGCACGTGGCGCAAATACCACAATTTGGGTGACTATGACAGGTATTTTGACGTATGTGTAGAATATTCTGGAAGGCTGATGACAGCAGTTCCCGACTTGCATACCGATTGGGGTGAAATGCTGACTTCTAATCTTGCCGGAATGAAAGGCATCCTCCTCTATAAGGAATATGTACCGTCTGAAGAGAACAATTATGCCATGCATTTGGTGGAACGTACTTCCACCCATAACATTGAAATGCCCCAGCACATCATTGATATGTACCTTTGTTCCGACGGCAAGCCTGTCAGCACCAGCGGGAAGTATGAATGGGGAAAGACCGACAAGACCATGTACTCCACTTTCCGCAATCGGGACCGCCGTTTGCTGGAAACCGTGGCTCCTCCTTATCAGGTAGTCAATCATGGCAATACAAGCTGGGATTATGTGGACGGTAAACGGGAATATATGGATCTGTTGGGAGTTACCAGAATGACTGGTTATGGCGGCGGCAACGGTGAGGCTGGCAAACACAAAGTGTTCCCCATGATGAACTGGGCGGGAAACATTCTCCATGTAGTCCCCCATTTCTTTACCAATCAGGATGGTGTGGGGTTCTGCGTAGCTAAAAGCGGAAATTATGTATGGAGACTCTACAACGTATGGGACAGTTCACTGGAAAACAAAGCGGATGCTGATATGCCCATCTTTAAAATTGATGAGGTGTTGCTGAATTATGCGGAAGCCAAATATGAAAAAGGTGAGTTCGACAACAATGTAGCTGACATGACCATCAACAAGCTGAGAAGGCAATTTGCAAAAATTGCAGATATGGATGTGGATGCCATCAACAGCAGTTTTGACCCCAACCGTGATCCGGATGTGGATCCGGTCTTGTGGGAAATCCGCCGAGAACGTATGGTTGAGCTGATGGGGGAAGGTTTTGGTTTCTATGATGTGCGCCGGTGGAAGAAAGCCGAATGGTTTGTTAACAAAGTGGCTTATGGACAATGGGCTACTAAGGAACAAATTGGAAAGAGCGGAACTTTCATTGATCTTAATACAGGTCTGGCAACTACCGACAAGGAACAGAAAGAAGGATACATCTATATGTATAACGATCCTGTAAAAGCAGGCAAGGGCTGGCTGGATAAATACTATTTGTACCAAATTCCAACCAATGAAATTGCGCTGAACCCGAATTTGCTTCCCAATAATCCGGGATGGTAAAATAATAGGATTTAGATTAATGACTTTGTGAATGTGTCAAAATGGAGAGCACTGAAAAAGTGATCTCTATTTTGACACATTCTTTGTCTTAATTTGAAATGAGTCCGTAATTTACTAAGGCTATGCAAAATCTCATATTGAATGTCACCTTTTATTCATTATGCTCATGGCATTGATGATGCTCATGCGATGAACAACCTATACCTGAATCTGCTATTTTTCCGTTCAGATAGTCTGTTGCGACATTCAAAATATTTCCGGAACATCCTCTTATCACTTTAATATGGTGGGCTGTAAGTACATTCAAAGCACCTTGTCCCATATTTCCAGCCAGCATGACACTGACCCCCATACCTTCCAGTTCACCGGCTATATTGGACTTGCAGCCACATCCTTGTGGCGACGGAATGGTTTCACTGCTCAGAATCTGGTTGTCTTGTCCTACTGTCAGAATTGTATAATACTCACAATGACCGAAATGGTTATCAATTACATTGTCTCTGGTAGGAATTGCAATTTTCATCATAATCTTATTCTTATTAATGTTAATATTACTGGTGTGGATGTCTTCGGAAAGACATACCGGACATACTGTCTTACGGATTTTGAGTGCCGGATTGATATTGTTGAACAAGAAACCACATGATTCGCAGCGGAACCATTCACTGTTGGTATATGACACGCCTCCTTCTATCATTATTGCGGCACCACAGACGAATGCCTTGGCTATCTTTTGCCTTGCACTGGTATATATCCGGCTGAGGGTGGGGCGTGACACACCCATTGAGATGGAGGCTTCCTGCTGAGTTTTCATTTCATAATCACACAGGCGTATTGTTTCATATTCTTCGAAATGCAGGAATATTGTTTCTTCACAACTATTGTTGGAAATGACAGGTCTGAATCCGGCAACAGAAGGCATATTGTTAACTTTGCGTATATTTTTTGGACGTGGTGACATTGTATATTTATTGTTTCTATCTGCAAAGATAATGAACAAATGCTCAAAATAAAAAAATAATAAACTTTTTTAGGGGTACAGATAAAAAATACACTTCTGCTTTCTCAAGCAAAAGTGTATTATCTCTTTTGATTTCAATGAAAAATGTTTAATTTAAAATTATCAAATAAATGAAAACAAAAATGTAGTGATTCGTCACGAATAACAACACTCAAGATTGTCAGTAGTAAATTCTTTTACTGATATGTTAAGCATATAACTTATTTTGTTTTGCAAAATTATATATAAATTTTGTTTTGCCAAAATTTGAAGCTGAAATGCGATATAAGAAAGGCAGGATTAGCGAATCCTACCCTTCCATACACAAACAGCTTTACTGTCAAGATGTCTTGCAACATCTAAAGTTCAATAAAAATGTATTATTAGTTGTCGTAACAAAGATATAACAAATATTTAAAAAAAAATCATTATACGAAAAAACGAACAGAATAAACTACATATAGACCATATATATTTAAAACAATATTGTAATACAAAAGTCATTGGTACAAATCCTTATGAGAGAACAAAATTTAGTTTTACAAAGAAATGTTTTTACTTTTATCGTTTGTTTTAACCAAATACAAAATACACCTCCACTTTCGCAAGTAAAGGTGTATAATATCTATAAAAAAATGGTCTGTGAAAAAAAACATTTGTAAAAAAGATGCCATTATTTATCACGAACGATAGCATCTAGACATTTTTATCAGTAAACTCTTTTAGTGATTTAGAATAATGTTTAATTCAATATAGATGCTACAAAGTTATATATAAATTTTGTTTTGCCCAAATTATTATGTAGTTGAAGTACGGTATCAAAAAGGCAGGATTCGCCAATCCTGCCCAATTCCATACACAAATCTTTTTATTAATTAAAATACCTCACGGCATTCAAAAATTAATAAATGAAAAAACATTATTAGTTTCTGTATGCAAATGTACATATTAATAATAATATGAACAATTGATTTAACGTTGTTTGATAAAACAAATATTAATGGCGTTGAAATGATTTTATTCCTATCTTTGTAAGGAAATGTAAACTCTCTTATGAATAGCTTCATTTATGGAGTGTATAGATTTCTCTAATTGAACCATTCTAAAAGCAGTTGTCCGTGATGGATAGCTGCTTTTTATACTTACAAGTACTCCTGTGATTGCAACATTGCCGGAAGATGCAATTGAAGTTGATGTTGAATAATAATTATACAATTCATGCTAAAAATCGAGAGCTGGAAGGACTAATACCGATTGCCAATTTAGGAAGTAAAGGGCTCTTGAGAAAAGGCGTTCTTTCTCCTATATTGGTTTGCAATAAAGACTCCGTTCAAGAAGTATGTGTCGTTCGCCTAGCGAGTTCATCTAACGCCTATATCGGTATGATATTGTATGTATATTGGGGTGGTTCTACAGGTCTGTTCTTTATTAATAGTAAGACTGGTAACTCCTATATCATAAGGAAAGTCAACGGTAGTATGATTTCTGAAATAGAGTTCAAACGAAAAAATGATCATCTCTTCGTTCGGAGTAAGACAAACACAGCTTCATTTCGTGTAAGTGCTTTGTTTTTGGATACTACTGGGGTTGACCTGTCTTTATCCATGAATATAGTTGATGAGAATCTGGATGATGCTGAAGATATAGAAATACTATAATTCTTTGGTAACATGAGGAGCGGACGGGTGTGGACCGGCACCCATCCGTTTTATCTCATTAAAATATGACTTATTTTTAATACTATGTTGTTTGTATTTGTTTCCAATCAGTCCAAGTTCCATTATTACATACTCGAATAAAAAATCTGCTCTGAAAATCTACATGAGTTTGCTTGAGGGTGACATCATTAATAGCAATCGTTTCCAAAAATCCGTAATTACTTGATGTATTGGGTTTATTATCCAATGATTGGACTTTATCAACAAACATATATCCAACCTCCTTAAATTCATTAAAATCAGTAATACTACCAGATCTCCTTCTGTACCATGTATCATTTATCCCTAACAGTCCTTCCAGTACTGAGGCATTGGCTTTCAACGCCTCACTTAATTCCATCTTTTCCATAATATTTTTTATTTACCAGTTTCAGTTTCCAAATTGTTTTTCTTATAATCCTGCCATGAGTCGGCAAGCTGCCCCACCGAAGCGGAAGTGTAGAGGTCAAGTATATGAATCTCGTCATCGGCAAGCTCCACAAGCTCGTTCCGATAGATCTTCTCCGCAAGCACGTGCGCCGGAAGACCGGGCACGTTCCTGTAAATGCCGTCAGCAATATCCTTACGGATATCCGCTATCACCATATCCTGTCTGTCTATCCCCGTGAACAGGGGAAATTTTGTAAAATCAACTTTCATAATATTCTTAATTAAATACTGTTATCCGCAATAAAACATAACCCAGTGATTACCCATACATTTAACGAATCCGGACGCATAATCCAGATCAATGAAGGACATCACATTTCCTCCGGGGGCAGGCAGGATGCGTCCTCCCTTAAGTCGTACCCCGCCGTTCATACGTTTGAAGTATATGGTATGTCCCGGAACATCCGGAGGAAGTGTCACTTCTATATTACCCGTATTAAGAAACATCACATTGTCATCATTGTTATTCAGGGAGGTGCTGACGGATATGTTCCTCCAGTTCCCCACTATGCCACGAAGAGACACATAACTGTCATTGTTCGGATGAAGAAAAATGTTACCCCCCTCCACGAACAGAGGAATGCTCGGAGTCTTGATGTGCATCCCGATCATGGCATTCGGACTCTGTATGTCAATTCCGGCATCATACGATATCCCTTCGATTGTGACAAATTTCGTGTTCCCTCCGATTTTTACACGTGCAAATGTCCTTTCGTTATAAAACTCTATCTGTCCGGCAGACAGGTTGAAACCGACATGGGAATCCGTCCCCTCATAAAGAGTTTTTGAAGACAACATGCCGGAATCTATGGAAAACGGACCGATACGTCCGCTATCCGCCGTGATTTTTCCGCTGATGTCCACATTGACCGCCCTGATACCGTCCGCATCAATCATGGACGCCTTGATCTTCTCGGTCAGCAACAGCTTGGTGGCGATAAAAGTCCAGCTCTGTGCTATCTCCCAGTATTTTATTTTTCCCGAAGCCACATTCTGTTTGGGGGTTTCCGTCGAAACCGACGTATGCGAACGGATGCACAGGTACAGCAGGTTGTCATAAAGTACAATGTCGTAAAACTGCTGCCCTTGCTTGCCCTCCAGGTAAGACACAGACGCCCCCCATACACGCATACGCATGCGCGCCCCCTTATCTCCCTTGTCACCTTTTGGAGCAAAACTGACCTGTCCGGTTCTAGTCACCAACGGCATATCACCTCCTTATTCCTTGGTTGTGATGGTCCATGCCACGTTGCCTCCTGCCTGCTGGCACATGTCCCAAGTACACGTGCCGGAAGTGGCTGCTGTACCGGAAGTAGACGGGTTAAGGACTACTCCTGCACTGTCCATGAACACGAAATAGAAAGTCATGTCCTTGTACTTGGTGGTACTTCCACGCTTGACCAGAATGGGCTTATAGACCACCGTGTCACCACTTTCCCGGATGGTCTCATCCTCGGGCGTGGGATTCAGGATCAAATCAAACGGATCGGACGCATCCATTACGGACTGCGTGTCCTGACCGATGAGCTTGCCGCCCTGGTACACCTCCGCCTTGAACACACCTGTCGTGTCAACCATATCGTTGGTGACGGTCAATGTCTGTGTGGTCTTTCCGCTCAGCACGCTCCACGCACCGTTGACCTGGTTGTACCACTTGTACGCCAGTCCGGTAGTGATCTCGTCACTGCCCATGCGCGCTACGGCTTTCAGAATGCAGCTCTGCCCTTTGTCCCGAAGGGTAAAATACTTGTTGTCACCGGCAATGATCGTCACATGCTTTTGGTTTCCGACCCCCTTGGTGATGGGGATGCTATAGACGAACTGGACGGTGTCGCTGGTATTCCCTATCGTCACGGTGGCTTCACCCTTGATGGTACAAGAGGCCGCTCCGCTCGCCTTGACCAGATTCTTGACGATCTGCAATCCGTAGTAATCCGTCGTACCGGGCTGGTAAGGGATAAACTTGAAATGTCCCGTCTCACCGCCAAACGTGTTGGTGGAGACATTGCCCGAGAACTTGATCTCGACATCATTGAAATACCATTTCATGGAGGAAGGAACCACCAGCCCTTCCGCCACCCGCGAAGAGGTGAGAATGAAGGACAAGACGGGCTTGAGCGAAGCGAAATCCGGTGCGATGTTCGTCGGCGCGGACGCTTCGCCCATATACTCCTGATACAGATCTCCCTGGTTACACTGGATGGCAGGCATGTATACGCCGCCCTTTTGCGAAAATATGACCTGTCCGGTCGCGCTGGCCAAACTCATGACGCTCCTCCTTCCCCGGTCGTTTCCGTACTATCCGTGCCTTCGGAGCTTTCGGTGTTGTCCTCCCCCCAAGAGGCAGGTGTGAATACTTCGACGGGATGGTCCGTACCGTCTATCTCTTCTTTCGCCGCCTGCGGGGTCAGGCAGATGCCGCCCGCTTCCTTGGCCCTGTCAAATACCGTGTCGCCGGGGAAACGTGCCACGTCCGCCTGCCACAATAATACATTGCCATCCGCTGTCCTGTTGCGGATATCGGTCAGATGCAACCGGTCGGCAACCTCCTTCGTTACTTTAATGTAAAATGCCATAATTCTATTGTTTTTAATGTTATCCAAATTTTCTTACTACTACCGCCTTGCCCCCCTGTGTGAGCACCTTGCCGCCTTGTGTCAGCGCCACGTAAGGGCCTCTGTCCTCCACCTCCAGCTTTAACATCATGCCGTTGCTGAAAGGTATCCTGGGAGAGTATCCGTCGGCAACCTTGGCATATCCGGCATCTCCGCTCTTCTTGACGTACCAGTGGCAGTTAAACATGGCGGATGGATTCGGGATAACCCCCATGGTATCCCGAATGACGGGTCTGGGAAAGATGGCGTAAGTCCCATCCGGAACACCCGTAGGTACGCCCTCCCAGTCGGCTTCAATCTTCGGAATCCTGCGGCGTATCACCGTAGAGACTGCCGAGTCCGATGTGCCCGGGGTTGATGCCGGAGTCCCGGAAGCCGCATAGGTGGCCTTGCAGACAATCGTGATGTCATCACCTATATAATTGCGGTCAATCTTATATACATTCTTGTTCAGTGATACAAACTCCCAGTCGTTGTCACCTGCTCCTGTGGTTATCGCCTCCAGCGCTCCCGTAGACAACAGACGGTACCAGAAGAACTTGCATTTGCCCGTAGCCGTCACGTCCGTGTCGCCTACCATCAGTTTAGCCGTGATGGTCTGTGCGGTGATGTCACGCACCGGGTTCCAGTCCAGCGTGGACGGGCTGTCTATCGTCAATACGGGGATCGCATCCGTACCGTCAACCGCGCGGACAAGACGGCTCATCTGAAAAGTAAACAGCTGTCCGGTACGTGTGTCGGCATATTCCGCGTAAAACTCCAGCGTGACGGGTTTTAGGACGGTGACATTTTTTTTCATTGTGATCTGTCCCTTGCTGTCACCGGACTCCGTAATGCTGTAGCCTGTGTTTGTCGATGTGATAAGTGTGCGTGTGGTTCCGATGCGCTCGTACCACTTCATGTTGGTCAGCCTGGAGTTGACCGCCCCGATTTTAGTCACCGCTTCCGGATCGGTGGCGTTGCACCGCGGAAACAGGACCAGCGGTGTCAGCGTATAGTCCGGAGTGTATTCAGCTTTGTCAGCCTGGTAGACCTGCATGTCCGGCACGCTGCCCACCACCTCGATGTTACAACTGGTTTGTAACAGCCGGTAGTTGATTTCTATTTTTCGTTGCTTTGTTGCCATTGTATAAAACCATTTTAAAATGTTACAAAATTCTCCGCCACTTCAAACTGCTGCCCGTCACGCAATAACGCCTGTGCTTTAAACGTACACACCCGCATGTTGGTATAATTCGGTCCGAGATCATCTATCGTCAGAGGAAGATTTTTCCCGGCGCCGGCACGCTTCACCGCCCATGCGTTATCTTCTGATACATTCCCGGTATCACGCGTCCAGCTCACATCAGCGTCAAGTATATGATCTGTCACGTCACGGTTGTACAGCTTGCCGGTAATATATAGCGTTGTGGAAAAAGTCTCGATATCAAAATACCACCCCTTTGTGCTGCCGATCCCTATCGTAAATTCCGGGTTCCCTTCCAGCATCGCCCATCCGGCCACCGCATATTGCGGTTCGTCGGCTGTTCCCGTCATCAGGCACTTCCATTTGCAGCCGTAGTGCCAAACCGTGTCCGCCCGCTCCTGCGTATTGGTGTAAGGATTGTCAGAGGACGCGACTTCGGCCGACCAAAAGCCACGGTCCACCAGTTCCTGTACGGGCAGTCCCTGCCAGTCCACCCGGTAAAGTTCACCGAAGATGCCGGCACGGGCGAATATGTACGAGTGCTTATAGTTGACGGGGAGATTGTCGAACAAATCCAAATTGGGCAAACGCCCCAATATCATGTAATAGTTGTTCTGTTCCAAGACAGGCTTCGTTACTCCTTCCAGCCAGACAAGACATTTATCCGTGGTGGCGGACAAATACCAGTAGCTTTGCCTGTCCTCATTGAAGGCGTTTCCTCTTCTGGTAATGATCGTCAACTCTGTGGGGGGATAGTTTTTACCGCCCGGCACCTCACTGTCCGGATATGACAACACCGAGATGGAGTTGGCCGGGACATTCTTGGACAGCACGCGCATCCACGAGGCGTAATACTCCCCCGTTGAAAAGAGGTTGTTTACAATCCCGTACACTATATCACCCTCCTGGAATGCGGTGAAGTCATTCTCCCAGCGCTTGCGCAATTTCAGGGTATAAGTTCCGTCGCTCTCTAAAGTCACGGACTCAATGACCCCGTTCTCGGAATATGAGGTGTCGCCTTCCTGTGCGTTCAGACGGTTATAGATGATTTCCTTGAACACTGCGGAGCCGCGTACCTCAAGACGTTCGAACTGACCGCGCCCGTCAGGATAGATACCGGCACCTTTACCGGCAATCATGGAGTCGATGAACTTGCCGAACTTCAATAAGAAATTTGTTCCGTCCGCTTGATCCTTACGAAGGAACATTACTAAGGAGCGCAATGCGGAATACACGTTATGGTCTGTCGCAGGGGTGGAGTCGTGGCTTCCGATCACATACACACCGCTGCCACCACCGCCCGTATAGGTCTGTCCCTTCAGGGTAAGGCTCTCAACCTTTTCCTCCAGCTCCCCGATACGGGAATAGGCGGCGGTTTCCCCAACAGTATATATAGGGGAATCATAAGCTAAATCAAGATTGAATTCAAATCCGATAACCCTTGACTGTCTTCCGTTCTCGAAATAAGCCTTGTTGATAAGGTTGACCTTTTGACCGATGCCATAGAAATTATGAACGCCATCCTCACGGTATGCGTCATCGGACATCATCGTGCAGCCATAGGTACTCGGGTCTATCTTGGATTTGGCAGCGTACTTTTCAGTCTTTTCCTTCAGCTCCTGCTCGGCGGCACCCACAAGCCCAAGTTCGGTTATTTTCGTGCTGTCCCAGCCGGAAAGCACATATTCATCTCCATCTTGGGGAAAGAGCACATCACCGGGAAGCGGTCTGCCATAGTCCTCATTCCTGACTATCTCCCAAAGCTGTGCCTCAGGGTTCCATCCGCCATCCGCCAATTTCTCCGGCTTTCCCTCAGGATTGAACTTCACGGCGAACTCCAAACCGTTGAGAAGCCCGGACGCGAAACGTATCCTCAGCTCCTGACCGGGGAGGATATATTTCTCGGAAAAGTTAACACCCGTGTCCCTAAAGCGGTAGGCATTCCATTTTTCCTCGGTGGTTGTACCGTCCTCATTCTCCACCTTGTCCGTCACTTCGATAGTGGTGACATCCGACATGATGCCCGTTCTTCGGGGATAGACTTCATCGAAGATAACCACCTGCTCGACGGCTTCCTCGGTAGTCATATCAGGATAAGCGTCAATGTAAGGAGTGCCTACGGGTAACATCAGTCTGCGCTGCACCACACCGTTCACAACCACGGTCTCGTCAATAGGGCGGTAGTCTGCCGGTATGTTACGGGTGGAACCAAAAGCGTAGATACGGGTAGCATAAGTGGACCGGGATTCTGACTGTGACATTTCCTGCACGTTTTTCCCGATTTCGAAATCCACCGCGTCACCGGACTCACAACGCCCGAAATGGATGATGTTTTCAGTCACCCAACATTCGCAATCCCATTTCTTCGCCATCTCAAAACAAGCGTCAAGGATGTTGATGTTGTCGTAACTCATCAACTGGGACTTGTTTTCGACTGTGGAATCAATGGAGAAAACAAAATCCTGTCCTTTGTATGTGTAACCAAGAGCTTTCAAATTTCTAAGGACTATACCGGCTTGTACGTCAAGTGGGGCGGTCAGGTTCCAGGACGCTTCCTGTCCGGCCGTCTCCGGGGTATATTTGAAGATTTTGTTTTTCCATTTCCAGTAATAGGCGTCAAGTCTTAATTCGTAATCGTAGCCGGCGGTATTGGTATTGAATGCGGGCTTCTGCAAATCGCACACTTCGAACAGTCCGAAGTCACACTCCATGTATGAGCCAAGTTTGAAATATATGGGATTATCCAAGGAGAACTTTAATGTGATGTAGTCCTCCTTCATCAGAGTGAACTTACGCTTGCAGCCTTCATTGATCAAAGTTGTAAGCTGGATAGCACCGGATATGTCTTTGATGTCGATTTGTTCCATAATTAAGTTTTGTGTGCCTTTACACAATGCTGAACAAAAGTATATATTTTATTTGAAAATCAAATAGAATATCAAGAGGAATTTCTGTTATTGGGATTAGGCTCATTCAGCTTCAGCACGAATTTTCCTATGCCTTGCATGAATTGGCTGAACTGGTTACAGGAAATATAAATAGTCCTGTAAACTATATTGGGCTGATACTTTGTCTTTATTTCAAGTATTCCTTTATCCAACTCATTACAAAAGCTGTCATACCTTGCAAAGAATGTATCTTTATCAGGGGCTGTCAGGTTTATCTGTAATGTAAGATCGCGCTCGTCTTTTTTGGGATCAGCTGTTATCACACGCTTTCCATGCTCCATTCGGCTCTTGTTCTCAATGAACTCCTTATTGGGTGCTGGGGTCATGAGGGCGGACAGTGCAGTGTCATCCATGCTTATTCCCCATGTGGTATAAGCGTCCTTTCCATTAATAAACAGTTCTTCTTGTGGCATATTTATATACTTTTTGTATTTTTCGCTATTTCGTCAAGCTTGTCTCCAAACTTATAAATTAGTTTGGTGTATTTGTTAATACTTTCAAGGTGACCGTTGGATGAAATCATCAGATTTCTTATCTCAGTCAACATTGTATTGTTGTCTTTGGCAAATGAGGATATGGCTTGTGCCACCGCCAGCGTATTCAGCATGGCATTTTTTATTTCTTCTCCTGCAATCTGCAATGCTGTAAACCTACCGCTTAGTTCTCCTGCATCTTCATGTGTCATTTCAGTGCCGAACCCTCTTGATGAAGAAGATTGGGAATAGGACTCCTGTGAAATCTTGTCATATCCGGTTGCTGCGGCAAGCTCGTCACGGAGCTTCATGGCTTCGTCCACCATTTCGTTCCAACCCATAAAATCACCGTCACCATTCAGCAGTTTATCCATTTCATCAGAATCCAATGTACCGTCATTTTTCATGGAATTGCCGAATCTGTCATACCATACTCTCAGCTTGTCACTAAACTGTTCACCGATGGCATTTGACAGCATCGCCTGCATGAAATATTTGGATATGTCATCAGCAAAATCCTCCGCACTCTTCTCCATATCCATCAGACTGCTTATAAAACTGTCATACATGGAATCGAATGACATTCCGATCAGGCCCTCATAAAGACTTTCGGTCAGTTCTTCCAGTTTTCCTGCCTGCTCTATATAATCATCCAGCTTGTCGGTAACACGCTCACCGTAACCTCCCTTACCGGAAGATTCCATGATATCCCATAACCATACGTCTGACCGTAGAGCCTTCATCTGTTCGGGGGTCAGATTCCACAAGGAATCAGTGCCGGAGAAATCCTGCATGCCGGTAGCTTTTCTTGCGTGTTCCAGCATTTCATCCGTCCATTTCAGATAATGCTGCCAGCTGCCGTGGCTTTTATGATATCCGGCTTGCTCCTTTGCTATTTGCAGATAGTTTTTATTGACTTCCTCCTGATACTTTACAGCTTCCCTGTAAGATTCAACCGATTTCATTCCCTTGCTTGCCTTCATCTCGTCAGTTAGATCCTCGATGGCCGTTTGCAAAGTTTCATTCCTGTCCGTCAGCCTGTCTATCGTTTCCTGTACTTCCTTGGCGTTTCCACCTATTCCAAACAGGGAGTTGAAGCCTCCGAATGAGATTGCGTTCAGGATGTTTCCTATGCCGTTCCTCAAAGACTTGCCGATTGTGACAAACAAATCCCCTGACAAGACATCACCGATAATTCCACTGACAGCGTTCAGAACAGCATCAAGCAGACCACCGACAAGATCACTTAATCCGTCTTTGAGTACGTCAATGATGGACAGAATCCATCCGACAATGGGGACCTCCTTAAGAGATTCTGACGTTTTTCCTATGACATCCTTGAATCCGTTCACGGTTTTGATAATTCCGCTATATGCGTTATACAATCCACCGGATGAAATCTGCTGCAAGCCTCCCAACAAATTTTCCATGCTTGCTTTCAGTATGGTGGCAGTATCAGTCACATTACGCTGGGCCTGATTGGCGATATCAGTCTGTGTCTTCACATTGGCGGATGCAATGTCAGCATTCTGCCGTGCTGTTTCAAGAGCGTTTGCTGCGGCTTGTTTCTCACTTTCCGTTCCGCCCTTCTGCGCTTTGGTGTAATCATCCTGTGATTTCTTTAGTCTTTCCAAAGCAGCTGTTTCAATCCCTATGGCACTGATACGATTCTGTTCTGCTATTTGATAGGCTTTTACATCCTCTCCAAGTTTCTTGAAGTTGACTCCACTTGTACCACCCAAAGACTTTTCCATCTGGCTGATGGCGTCAATCAATGATTTCTGGCTTGCCTGATCGGAGTTCTTGAACTTGTCAGTCCGTACATATTTTTTCGCTTCGTCCAAGGCGGGCTTTATCATGTCGGAAAACATGGAACCAAACTCACCGAACACAGTAACCCAATCTATATTGGCTTTTATGGCTTCTGTTTCCTTGTTCTGTATGGCAACATCACGTTGTTTCTCCAGTAACTTTACTTGTGCACTATTAACACCGTTTTCTTCCTGTGCTTTCCTTATTTTTTCCGCATACTCTTGGGCGATAGCCAATTTCTGCTGCTGGAACGTGCCATATTCTTTCAAGTAGTCGTTCAAAGCCTGTTGTTCGGCTTTCAGCTGTCCTTCAGTTACATCGGAAATATCTTTATCTCTCATACTTTCGGCATTGGTATAAGCTTCTGAAATTTTCTGTGCCTGCTTGTCGGTCAGCTTACCGTTACCGGCTTTGCTCCATTCTTCCTCCTGTTTTCTTATCGCATCAATCTGTTTCTGATAATCAAGGTCAATCTGTTTCAACTTCTTTTCCGTGCCTTCTCTCATCAGGTTGATTTCATCCTGTTGGTTCTGACGGTGAAGTGAAAGAAGTTGTTCGGCTGTCTTTTTTTGTTCTTTTTTTTGCTTTTCAGCAGCTTTTTCCTGTCTGGTCAGTGCGCTTCCGGTTACTCCGCCCAGCTCCTTGTATGTCTTTTCGGATGCCTCCATCTTATCTTTGGCTTCTTTCACCTGTTTCGATGTAGCCGTCTGATCTTTGATTAAGGCCTCATACCCTTTTTTCGCTTTCTCCCATTCGACTTTAGCATTTGCCAAATCCTCCTGATATGTAGTTTCTTGTGTTTCCTGTCTGTTCTCAACTTCCAATTGGGTATTGATTTCTGACAAGACATCTTTTCTTGCGTTTGCCAATTCATTCTTCAGGTCTTCGATACGCTGTGCCTGAACCTTCATTTCGGAACGGTTGTTCTCTTTCCTTGCCAGATTATAAGCCCATTCTGCACTTTTTATTTGTTGTTCCAAAGATTCGACTATAGCCTGTTTTGACTGTGTTCTGGATTTTGAAACCTCTTCATTATATGCCTTCCAAAACCCAGTCAAGTCATGTATATGACCTTTCTCATCGACATACTTCTTAAAGAGTACAGGATATAGTTTCTCAATGTCTTTTAAGGCTTTAAGTTTAGTGGTCTCGGCTTCCACCTCGCTATTAATGGTGCTAACAAGACCTTCCAAAGTACGTTTCCGATCTTCTTCGTCCGTGTCGAGTTTTTCTATTTTCTTGTTGTACGAGTCCAAAGCACGTTCAGCAGATGTTGTGCTGTCAGATAATGCCCACATGGCAGCTCCAAGCCCTACAACTGCCGTTGCCAATAACACATACGGATTAGTAAGCATGACAGCGTTCAACGCTTTTTGTGCTGTTGTCTGCAAGACCAGCCATCCGTAGTGGGCACGTTCCGCTACAGTCAGGGCAGCTATGCCGGAGGTTTGAAGCGACTGAATGGCTGTTACGGTCATGACTGCAACCCTGTATGAACCGTATGTAGCAACAAGTCCGGTCAATAACCGACCTACCTTCTCATAGTTCTCCACCAGGTAAGACATGCCGGACAAGGTCTTGTTGATGACACCCTCGTTTTGCTTTCCGATTTTATTGAACATGGTGTCAATTGCATCTTCGATATTGCTTATTTGTCCGGTAATGGTTTTGGATTGTGCTTCCATCAGACCGCCGAATTTGCCGCCTTCATTGGTCATGGATTCAATGGCCTTCTGCACTTCGGGGAATCCTACTTTTCCTGCTGTCACAAGTTCGCCTACCTTGTCTTTGGTTACTCCGAATTGTTTGGCAAGTTCATCGGCCAATGGAATTCCACGTCCCATAAACTGACGTAGGTCCTGTGTGAAGAGCCTTCCTTGTGTCATGGTGGTACCATACAGCCAGACCAGATCGTTCAAAGGGATGGATAGTCCTGCCGCGATATCCCCAAGCCGGACAAGCGTATCATTCACATCTTTAGCCTCCGTACCATAGGCTAACAGTTGTTTCGCACCATTGGCTACATCCTGAAGGTTAAATGGAGTGATGGCGGCGGTACGTACCAGTTGGGACATTAGTGTGTCCGCCTGTTCCTTGTTTCCAAGCATTGTCTGGAATGCCACTTCAAGCTGCTGGAACTCGCCGCGTACACGAGCTATGTCACTGATGAGCTGCTGCGCTCCAAGACTGATTCCGAAAGTGGCTGCGGCCGTGGTCAGTCTTCCAAATATCTTCTCAATACTCAGCCCGCTTTCTTCAATTTGTCTTGATGTGTTGCGTACTCCGTTGCGTGCTTCTTCTAGCTTGCGTAAAAAGTTGGAGTTATCCCCAGTTATATCAAAATGCAATCCAGCCATACTACTTTTCGATTTGATGGGTATCATGTGCATTGACATGACATTTGTTCTATTTTTCTTGTTATAAAATTATAGACCCCGTAATTTTTTTGACCGATTATGAAAATATTGTTCTGTTTTTCCGATTCATTCCTCAAGCAGGGCTTTGATACGTTCCCTGTTCTTTGGATTCCCAGCATCGATTATTTCTTCTGAACCAGATATTCCGAGTTGTTTCATTTCGTCAGAGGACAGATATACAGTCGTGATGGCATCAGCCATTAACATCCTTAGATTGATATAGCTGATGCCCCATACCACATAATCAAAAGTCCATCCGTATCTTTGGCAGGCAAAGTCTATCATTGTTCCGTAGGTGCTGTTGCCTCCGAATGAGATACTGCTATTGTTCTTTTTTACTTTGGCTATCCGTTTTCTTTCCGTATTTTCTTTGTCTATTCCGAAATGCCGCAGGAAGGTATCCATATTATCACTTGTAAGAATGAGAACCAGTATGGTAGCAAGTTCCTCCTCAGAGAGTGTTCGGGAAAACAATTTTGTACGCTTATCCACCTTGCTATTGTCGAACAAATCGTTCTTCCGGTTGAACGTGGAGTAGGAGAGTATGCGGCAGACAATATCACGTTTCGTTTTGCAGATCCTTATGGCTTCCATATAAGGATTGGTGGAAACAACCTGTTTGCTTATTTCGAGGGAATCAAATAATCTGGCCAAAAGATACATTTTGCCGAGTGTGACGGGATGGATAAAGAAAGACCGCTTGCCAACGGTAAAGCCGGCAGGTCTTTCCATGATGGCGTCGGCCACATCCATCTCAATATTTCGCTCTTTGTCATTCATAAATCATAAATTTGATGCAGGTTTATCCTCCAACCTGTAAAGGACGTCTTTCCGTTTGCCTGTTCTCTGAATGGAAAATTATCATCCGGCAGAAGTGTACACCGCGTTTACTTCAACTGTTTCCCCATCTTTAACAGTAGCGGATGTCTGTGTAGGCAGTGTTTTTCCTTCGATATCTTTATATATGATTGTCACAAGACCGGCTTTTGTGGTAATTGAAGTACCGCTATGATGCCAGTCCGTTTCTGTAGATAATTTCCACATGCCGGCTCCGCCATCATCTGTGATGATCACTCGAAGGCTGCCGGCACCATTAAAATTTACGACTTCGAATTTTACCTGATTGCCGGTCTTAGGTTTCAATACGTCAGCGGTATATTTCCACTTGGTGCCATTATCTGTGTCGTATGTATCCTCCAAGGACAACACGCTTCTGTCGATTATGATACCTTCAACAGTTTTGTCTTCAGGCTGGAGCTTGACAGCGTATTCACCTGTAATCACACCATCTGTATCTTCCACCGGTTTTCTACGGCCTTTGCCAGCCCGGATTTCAAACTCAAACGTATAGGTGTTTGCCGCATACTTGACAGCCTCGTTTTCTCCACCTTCAATCTTGGCCTCTTTCTTCGCACCTTTTGTAGGTGTCAATTTTGTAGAGTTCTCGACAGGTGTCGGTATATCAATCCAAGATGAAGGAGCTTCTCCGCTGCTTTGCAGCTTTCCAATTTTGATAGTACATTTTCCCCAAGATAATTCCATGATCTTATTCGTTATTGAATGAATATAATAGTTTATTGTTAATGAAGTGCTCGTTCTTTCCGTTCACTTCAAGCACCCTTTGTTTATTCAGCGTGAAGCGGTAGCTTTCTCCATGCCCTGTTTCCAATACTTGGATAGCGACTTTGCAAAGTTCTCTACAGCGTGCATCATTCATTTCCGCCTCGCCATTACGGATATTGTCCTTTACATAAATGTTCACATTCACGAAAGCTTCCTGTATCTGTCCGCTTCCATTTTCAAGGATTGATATGACTATATCCTCCCTGTCAGAGTTGGATGGTCTTTTTGATGCCTTGCAAAGTTTTCCGTTCACGACTTTTTCCAAAAGGGAACCTTTGATGTGTTTGTAAATATCATCTTTGATTTCAATATCAGACTTCATCATGATGCAAGTTGCTTTTTCAGTTTACTCATCATTCCCGGTAGTTCCTTTCTTGCAAACAGTTCGGCGGATGCAAGTACATTCTTATTTTCCATTGCTTCCACAAATTCAGCATAGTTCATTCCGGCTACTACAACAAGTGCGTAGCCATTCGCGAATTTTTTAGACAATTCCTCAATAAGTGCTTTGCCTTTCCTGACTCCCTCATTACCTTGTCGTACTTGTGTGAAATCTGAGTATTCAAGTATTTTTCCGTTGTGGATGATGGCATAGCCAATCGAACTGCGCAAGTTTCCTGACCGGTCATACCAGCTTATCTCCTGCGGTCTGTTCCTTGCTTCGATCACACACAATTCTCCAAGGTAGGAGAGGGCGCGGACAGTTAACATTTCAACACGTTCTTTTTCCTTATTGATAAGGGTGTCTATCCGACTTGCAGGTGTCGTCATTTTTATACCCATAGTTTCGCATATAGTTGATAACGATGAAACCCTTTGACCTCACATTCTCTAACGATATCTCCTGACAGGAATAACTTCACACGATCTCCAACAGTAAATTCCCGGCATTCAGCATCAAGACGTATCGTGGCTGAATAGGTACGGACTGCTCCGTCCTCAAATTGCTTTTGTTCAGCTTTTCCGGCCGGAACATTCCGGCATGGGATATCACCTTCCCATCGGCTTTCACCCTGGTGGTAATCGCCGTTCTTGTCTTCGTAACCGGGAGTGGTAATAAGATATTGCAGCTTATGTGGTCTATCATCAAGTATCATGATTATTTTCCTATATAGACTATCGGTTCACCAATGTTTTTTTCTGTTTCGCCTATTGAATTATAGATGCCGTTGGCTAACGTCAGTATATTATCCTTGTCAGATAGACTTAAGGAAACATCTCCTTCTGTAAAGTTGGGCATCTGAATCAGGCTCATGAGACAGTCGGCCACAGCACCTTTGAACGGTTTGCTTTTAAGAATGTCGATGGTGCATATTTCATTTCCGTCCAGACTTCTTTCAAGCAAACGGTTTTCAAAGAAGCCACTACTTAATTTGTAGTGGACTTCATCTTTCAATGCTTGCAGGACCGTTTTCATACATTATTCAGACTTGTGTGATTCCACTGTGGCTTTTAAAGTGGCTTCATCTTCATCGTTCAGTTCGTTGACACGGGCGATGATCTTTTCATCGGCAGATTTCGCAGTCAGCTTGCCACCGGTTATCTTGTTAAGCTCCTGAACGAACTCCGTTTTTTTGTAGGTATGTCCCCAGATGGTGACTTTCACATCTGTTGAATCTTGGGCCTCCTTTTCTGCGTCAACAGTTTGTGCATCGGTGATATCCTGATAATAAATCTGGTCTACTCCTTCAATCACGGTAAGCGCAAGCATCTGTCCAGCGGTAGTTTCCACCAAAGGGTTAGCGGTTCTGAAACGGCTGATAAGTTTCATCTCATCAACTGTGGTATAAACCACTCCTTCCACCGGGCTTGTCTTTTCTGCTAATGTCCCCCAGACCAAACTGCCGACATTTTCGGTAGTCAGATAAACCAAGCGGTTTGCGTTCCACGGTTTGTAAGCCTTGCGTACACCGTTTTTCTCATAAATGATCGAACGGTCAATCTTCAGGAATCTGACACCGTTATATTGGTCGGCGAAAGCCTCGTCAAACAATGATGAGGTAGGAGTGGGCAGCGAGGTATCACTGTCGAAAATCTGCCCTCTGTATGTGGCGGCGAGTTCTTTGACTCCTTGTGTCTGGCGCAGTTTTTTGTAGGTTGACAGGGCGATACAGATGACTGATATGGAATTGCCGTCTCCGTCAGCTGCGGCGAGCACACGTTCTATGTCATCCAAGGTTATCTCGCCGGGAGTGGTCACACCAAATCCGTTTTTCGGCAGGTAACCGAAATTGACACGCAGTGCTGTTCCGACATTGGTCAGATCCTCAACCGCTACAACCCCCTCGCATAAGGCTGTCAGAAAATTCGCCTCATTGGATTCGTCCAGCCCGATGGAGCAGAACAAAGGGTCTTCCGTCAGTTTGGATGCTATTTGTGTCCATTTTGCACCCTGGGCCTTCATGATGTTGATAGTATTGATGTCGGATTCTTCCATTATACGGGAGATACCCTGTTTGGGTAGTGTGCCGCTGGCATGGGCCAGTGAATCACGCTTCTTGATGGGAAGCGGAGAGTTCATGGAAACGGTGTCCGCTCTTACGTATGTGGTATCGACAGATGCGCTGGTCCATTTCTGGTCAGCGGAATATACTTTACGTAACATGGTCTTATGCAAGTAAGTGCGTTTTTTTGCACCATTGCGCTCGCCTCTCTCTTTTTCCACGATATTCTGTAACTTCGGGAAAATACGCTTGGATAAATCTGCAAATTGTGATGCAATCATTTTATTTTTCCTCCTTTATGTTTAATCGTGCATGAAATATAATGAAGGCAGTGCGGTCTTCAAGGCAGCTTTGATACTGTCAATAGGGTAGGGCAGGGCCTTGTCGTTGATCTCTCCGTCATATTGGATGGCTCCTCTTGCATCACTTGCAGGTGTCGTGCGCACCCATATTCCAGCATATTCGTAATTCTCAGGAAGTGAGGAATACGCATTATCTGACACGGGCATGGGCTTGTAGTCATATTCATCATTTGTACTGCGGATGATAATATGTCCGGCTTTTACATATTTTTCATTGAAGCCTTCCATGTTCAGAGAGCGGCCACCGATAATTCTTCCACCTTTGCGACGGATAACCACTGAATCCATTCCGGTCTCAAACGATTCAAGCTCGTTTGACAAATTTACTGTTCCTGGCATTGTCCTTTACTTTTTTTGATGCGGTTAGAAGTTATTGACAATACTGTCAATTTCTGCATCCGTTAATAATTCAATTTCTTTATCAGGCTTTCCTGTTCCTGCCGCAGGCGGCGTTCCCAATGTGGAGAGGCCGGCATCGGCACGTTCCTGGTTGTAAGCCTTTAAATCCTCTTCGACTTCAGATAGAAACTGTTCGAACTCCTCGTCATTCTCAAAGTTCATTTTAGAGAAGCTTTTTAATGTGCGGTTGCCGAATGTGCCTGTATCTTTCAAGAGACTTTCAAGTTTGCTTTTGCGCAAGGAGCTGGTCTTCTCTCCCTCCAATGCAGCAAATCGGGCATCCTGTTGTTCTCTGTAAGCTTTGAACCATGCAGGCTCTTCGTCCTTGTTTTCCTCTTTGTCTTGGGGTTTCTTCTTTGAAGCTGGTTTCGGAGTATCATCCGGAAAGTTGTCATTCGGTTCATCGTCCGGTTCCGCTTCGGGGTGGTTTTTCTTCCATTCGTCAAGCAGACGGTTGGCTTGCGACTGGCCGAAAGTGAGGTAGGGGAGAACCGCTTCGATCTTTTCGTCAATCTCTGCGTTTACATCCTCTTCGGAGGCATCTTCTTGGGATTCAAGGTTATCGGCAATCTTGGCGGCGATACCCTTTAATTCCTTTGAGTTGAACCCTAACGCCTTCGCTTTAAGTTTCAACTTTACAAAAACTTGTTGTCTTCTGTCCATTGTAGAATGAATTTTAAGTTATTAGATAAAATAGTCTGCACGGTAAATGTATGCCAGCAGACTATTTCCGTAGAACTTAAAAACACTCTTAGAGCAATGAGCTTTCATGTCCTGTTGTGCTATAATGAAACGGGTCACAACGTGGCGTACATCTCCATACGCTATTCATATGCAAATATACTAATTTATTTGATATTCAAATAAATTAATCGCTTTTTTATGATAATTAGTGTATCTTTTTAGTATGTTCGCTGGTTATATGGCAGGAAATGCCAAGCTATCACCAAGGTTTTTTGGACACCACTGAGTCTTTAACTTAGCGGCAGTTAATTAAATTGTTTGTTATGGATTTTATGGGGTGATGTGTGAACTACCGCTAAACTAAAGCTTTATCGGCTTCGGAGATACCAATACCTCCTCTCTTTTCCTGCTTCTTCCTGCCACGGCTTTTTAGGACACGAGGTCGGTCATCCACCGTTGGGCAGTCCACAGGCTTGACTTTCCCACGTTCCGTGGGTAGGGCTTTCAAGCCAAATTCTTTGATGTTGCAAGCGGCATTGAAGTCCCTGTCATGGTGCGTACCACACTCCGGGCATATCCAACTACGCTCGCTCAGTTTTAATCCTTTATAGATATAGCCGCATTTGCCGCAGGTCTTTGAGCTTGGGGCAAAGCGGTCTATCTTGACGAGGTTCACACCATACCATTTGCATTTGTATTCAAGCAGCGTGAGGAACATTCCGAAAGATACATCACTGACCGCCTGTGCCAAATGATGGTTACGCTGCATTCCTTTCACGTTCAAATCCTCCATGCAGATGGTACGCACTTGGCTGTCGTGCGTAAGCGCATAGGTAATTTTGTGAAGGTTGTCCTTACGGCTGTTGGCAATGTGTTCCTGCAACCGGGCAACTCGGATGCGAGCCTTGTTGCGGTTTGAAGAACCTTTCTGTTTACAGCTCAACCGCTTTTGTAGCAACTTCAAGCGGTCAAGGCTTCTCTGTAAGTTCTTGGGATTGTCAAACGTGCGTCCGTCAGAACATACGGCAAGCGATTTGAGACCCAAGTCAATTCCTAAAGTCGTATCGTCCTGTATGAGGGTTACGGGAAGTTCTTGGATAGCCGTATCAACCAATACGGAAGCAAAGTATTTTCCCGAAGGTGCCATGCTGACGGTAACGGTCTTTACCGTTCCCTTGAACTTGCGGTGCAGAACGGCTGGAATATCTTTCGCCTTGGGGATTGTGACTGTTCCTTTCTCAAAATCCACACGGCAATGCTGAGGGCAAAGGAAACTCTGCCTGTCCTTGCGGGACTTGAATTTAGGGAAACCGACAGCCTTGGTATTGCGAAAGAAATTGGTATATGCCGTATCGAGATTGCGCAAAGCACTCTGCAAGGATTGAGAGTTGACATCCGAAAGCCATTCATACTCCGCTTTCAGCTCGCTCTTCATCAGGTTTGTCAGATATACGTTGCCGAGTGTTTCCTTGCGTTCCTGGTATGCCGTGATTTTCAGATTCAATGCCCAGTTATAGACAAAACGACAACAGCCGAAAGTCTTTGCAAACAAGACCTTTTGCTCATCAGTCGGATAGATTCTATACCTGTAGGCACGTAACATATGGCAAAGGTAACGATTTAAAATGAGACCATGATACAGAAAGATTACATTTCAAAGAACCACTCGAAGTTTCTCATCAAATATCACGTGATATTTGTATGCAAATACAGAAAAAAGCTACTCATTGGAGCTGTGGAATATGACATGAAGCAAATCATGCAGAACATATCAGACCTGTCAGACTTTGACATTGAAGTTATGGAAACCGACAAAGACCATATTCACATGATGATATGCAGCGAACCAAAACTCTCTCCGCTGCAAATTGTAAGAAGACTCAAGCAAATGTCAACAACTTCCATTTGGAAAAAGCATGGAAATTACCTAAGGAATATCTTTTATAGGGAAAATACATTTTGGACGGATGGTTACTTTGTGTCATCAGTCGGAAATGTAAGTCAAGAAACTATCAAGAAGTATATAGAGAGCCAAGGGTAGCATAGCTACCCCGCATTTTTCATCCCCTAAACTGAAGATTTAGGGATTTTCAAATGCGAATCCTTATAAAAGGATGATACATAATTAATATACAATATTCGTAAAAAACTTCGAGATTTGCAAACAAATAGCAGGTGATTTGGCTGATGAGATTGGGAAAATAGTCCGTCAAGATGTTGTGCCAAAGTTTTCTAATTCGGAAACTGCTGCATCGAATATTATTTTTGAAGTGGACATGATTGGTTTTAAATCTTCCTTGAACAGGCGGAAAAAGACCGTGAATATTGGAAGAAATCAGGTAATAAGGCTATCATGAAAAAGATAACCGATTTGCTGAAAGATATCGCGGAGTACCCATATACAGGAATCGGCAAGCCGGAGCCATTAAAATATGAATTAGCCGGATATTGGTCGCGGCGGATTAATTCTGAACATCGTATCATCTATTCGGTGCATGATGATATAGTAACAAATATACTGAATTTCTATGAGATATCGTTATAACAAGTGAAAAAACGTAATACGAAGCGAAGTAAAAAAAACGCCTCCAATATTAATATTAATTAGAAGCGTTGATTTAAATGTTAAGCCTTAAAAGCTACATCGTGTCCAAGTCCTTTAGGGATATTCAATAAATGACCTTAACCCAAAATCCTGAATAAGCGTTTTGCTTCATCATAAGTAAAATGATTGAAAGATTAGAACAAAATTTTTGATTAAGAGTTTAACTTCGTGATGGTTCTTTCGCATCCAAAATAATCCAGTACATAAAGAGGAAATGCGCTTAATACTGCAACTTCGGGGCATTTATGACAAATGTGTTTTTCTAATTGTTTTGAAAAGATAGTTTCCTGCGATATCAAAGAAGTAGGCATAGTAAAAGCATCATTGACAAGAGCATTAGCTTTGCATAAATGGGCAGTAATCAGTTCTTGCCAAACTGTTTTTGTATATGAATTTACATTTGATAATTGTGGTCTGCTATCTGATGCAGCGACACTTTTGTAATGAGGTTCTTTCAAGCATTCTTCCTTGTTATGACATTCTTCTTTATATGGACAATTCTTACGTTTGCATTTTACTGTCAAAGACTTAAAGCTTTCTAAATCCTTGAAATGTCGTATGGCTTCCACCATTGGATAACTGATGTAAAGCATTCCTTCTTCAGTTTCGTCATTGAAGAGAGAAAGCATTTCTTTTATTTTATTGTCATCTGCCAACGTAGAATGAGCATCATAGTCAAAAAACAAATATATATAGGCAAAACTGTCTCGAGTGTAATTTTCTAGAATTTTAGCGTTCTCTGCTGTACGTTCTTTTAATAAGGAAACTATATCTATTGAAAACTCTTTTTCTTCTTTTATGGCACGATATAATTGGTATATCTCGGCATCAAATACACATTTTATGGAATTCGTTTTGCCCAAGAAATTATGCTCTAATTTCTCTATGAGTTTACTTTCTGTTTTAACTCCCTCAAAGATAAAAAGCGTTTTTTCCTTATTCATCATAAAAAGCTCCTGCGCGATAAATTTTTTCGATGTTATGACCAAAACGCAATTCTTTGTCCGTACAATCAGCCAAACACTTAATTTTGTTATTGTTTAGTATAAAATTGCAGTCTGGACGTAATAAGTCATTCGTCATCAAATATGTGTTATGTGACGATGTGAAAATCTGACAATCCAATGCAAACAACCGCTTGCACACCTCAAAAGCTAAGCGAAAATGATAGAAAGCATCAAACTCATCTATAAAGACAAACGAGGCTTCATCCATACGTTTCAGCCAAAAATACAATAATTGTAACGACTGTGTACCTGTTGATGCTACTAGTCTAAATGGAACTTCATTTTTATCTATTTGGCAAAGAATCTGCTTATCCGTAATATTATGTGCAATAAACTGGAAAGTCTGACCGCTTACTTTATGTAAAAAATCGGAGAAATCATCAAGTAGATTGTTTGTGATGATAAACTCATCCAACATTATTATATTTGTTTCAAGTCCAATAAATTCACGGACATCAAGATTCCTGAACCAAAGCATGGAGTTGACAAACCTGTTGAGTTTGATCAGATAATGTTCTGAATTGAGTGGATAAGATGTAAGCAGGAAGTTGATTACAGACACATTGTTGGCATTGCTCTGAAAGTTCTTTTCTATACTTTCGTCCATAGGGAACTGTTGCTTGTCAATACGAAATAAATTATTCTTCCGTTCAAAAATGTTCATCCTATTTACAAAAAAGCTTTCCTCTACCAGTACTCCGGCAGCATTCTTGGCATATATGTAATCTATTGTGTCATTGTCAAATTTGAATGTGTATTCAAATTTGACGACTCCATCATTGTTACCTGCATAAATGAAATTCACATAGTAATCTATTTTCTTCCATTTCGGAGATAAATGATTCTCTATATCGAATATAGCCAAACTAAAATTCGTCTTGCCTGATCCATTTGGACCATATATGATACCATTCTTTATGACACCATCTTTAATCACAGATCTGTTAAACTCATAATTGGCAGGATTGGATAAATCCCACTCAATACGATTGGCAAATCCTCTATAATTTGTTACTGCAAATTTTGTTAGCATATTGATTTTAACTTGATTCAATAGCAAAGATACGTATTATTTTGATAGTTCCGTAATTTTTTTACGATAAAATCAAAGGCTAATCATTGTTTTTTCTGAACGGGTTGAAATCCGGGTCTTCATCTTCATCAACCACTCCGGTCAAATAGAGATTGGTGTTAGCTTCATCCTGCCAACGCTCAAAGACCACGCGGTCGGCTTCATCCTGACGCTCACGTTCTTCGGGTGTCATAGTGTCACGTTGGGAAGCGATACGCTTGTCTACTTCCTTTTCTCTTACCCTTTCTTCATCTATTTCTTTGATAACTTCATCTATGGAAGAGTAGCAAGCTTTTGCATAGCTGCATTCTGCACCATCATACTTAAAAGTAACGACTTTATCAGTTTCACTTATTATTTCGTATTTCTTCTGCTTTTTCATTGCTCTATCAAAATAATTCTGTAAATACCATCTTCCTCTATTCTGCGTTTTTTAACCAAGAATTTCGTCCGCCTATCGAACATAATTTCATGTTGGTTTTCTAATGTAAAGATACCATTAAATTCCGATATTTTACTAATATTTCGCCCATTTTTACTCTGAATTTCAAAGATAACCCTTTTATGGCTTTTAGGTACTCCGGCATGGGAAACAAACTTTCTTGGAGTATCTTCATACAGGCTGGAAGACACAAAACCTTTATCCGAAACCACGTCACCGATACGGTCCAGAAAACGTTCCTGTAGCTTCTTCATGCTCATGGTTTCACCACGATATACAACACCTTCATGTTTGGGGAGTTTGGCAAGAGCCTGACTTATCAATGTACTTGCCACATCCACATACTCATCGTCAGTACCATTGCGAAGCCTGCGATTAATTTCACGGCTGGTGGCTCCTTTGTTGGTTTCTCCTACAGCCTGTGTGTAGGCATTTACAGCAGCCTGCTGTACTTCCGGGATATTTGGATAAGTCCGGTTGTAATATTCCACACGGCTCATGGCAAGATTAGTCCTACGTTTCCGCACAAATGCTTTCTCTGTCTTGTTATAGACATTTACCTTGAAATCTTCACGGATATACTTCCCATTATCCCGAATGAAATAAGGGGAGTTATCCCAGCTTTTAGTTCGATGAATATTATCGTTTATCCAGACCTTGAAACTATTCGGCACATCTTTCACTTCGTTCACACTTTCAGTACTTGCTTCACTACGTCCGTCCCATTCCCAAAATTCTTCTTCTGTTTTGAGGACAGGAATTTTATAGCATCTGCAATTAGACCCCCAAAAGCATTTCCCATTGCGACGGATATACATGATATGGTTTTTCTCCAGAGTAAGGTCATATACAAACCCATCGTAATGCTGAATCTCTTTATGGAACACTGTCGCCGTGACGGAATAGCATTCACGGATTGAATAACAATCGTAGTTTGAAGTTATGATACTTCCGTTGCTTTTGTGCGACACTCCAGCCTTGTTCACTGAAAAGGACGGACGATTCCCGGATTTCAGAATAAGCTCAGACAAATCCCCTGCCATACGTTCAGATACGGTAAAATAGAGGATTTCATCCTTGTCTGACTTAAACTCTGTTCCATGATTACCTACAAAAGATTTGCATGGTCGCCTGTATCCATCACAAAGCATAAAGGCATTAAGAAATATTCTGATCTGTCTGACAGATGCATTCTTTATCGCAGACGGTATAAATTTATGGGAACACTTGCCGAATATTTTCAGATAATTCCTTATTGGAGTACTATAAAATGCAACTTCTTGCTTGTCTAAATGTGGCTCAAATCCGATACGCTTCACGCAGTTTACAATTCTGTCCCGTGCAGGCTCACCTTCTTGTTGGGAGATAACAACCCCGGCGTTTCCCATTGTACTCCCGTCTGAAAGCCAATACCCCATAAACTCACAAAACAGGTCAAATGGTATTCTGATGTCGTCTATCTCATAAAATGCAACATCTTCCGACTCATATTCACATCCTCTATAAAAAGCCCCTTTCCCCTTTGTGTACTCTTTAGCTTGGCAGTTCTTTATCCTGCCATCATTCTTGTTTAAATAAACCATATTATGTTCCGGTGTAACCAAACAGTCCAATGATTTATTGAAAAAGTGTATCATGTCACCATTATATCGGTAACACTGCCTATCCGTAAACTCTACCCACTCAGGTGTTCTGTTAGTAGGATTCAATGACAATATCAAATCATCATCAAATACATCTTTAAACAGTTTCCACCCTCTGTTTGTAAGCACTTCGCTGTCATCGGAATAACAATTCGGGTGCCAACCAACCCAAGTAAAATCCTTGGGATATTTCCCGGCAAGGGATTCGCATACAGTGCAAGGAAACTCTCTTCCGGAGCGTTTGATTTCATAACCTACCACAAAGTCCATTTGCTTCCAACGCTCATTTTCGGCGGTCCGGTAAGCCATATTGATTTCAGACCGAGCCAACCGGATAGAACGGTATTCACAATCTTTTAGATGTTCTGCACTTCCGTACTTCTCTTTGTAGTCTTTTTGGAGCGATGGAAAATCAAGGAGGTGTTTGGATATTTGCTTGCTTAGGGCAACGGCACTTGTTCCTTTCTGAATAGCACAGGAGATGGCAGCTTCCAGTTCCTCCTTGTAAACGGTAGACTGTTGCCAAAGTTTAGCCGATACATCAAACCCTCTGTCCCTGCGGTTCTGAAATGCTTTCAATGCATCAGAATTGGTTTGATAGAGAACTTTGTACTTTTCTTTATCAATAGTGGCGGTATAGGCTTTCAGAACCTTGTCAGCCATCAAATCTTGTACCTCATTGCTATTCTTCCACTCATCAGAAGTACCACGATAGATAACAGACCGAATATCATCTACGAACTGAGCTTGAATGTCCGCAATAGACTTCTTGGTTTGCGGATAGTCAGAAAACTTGAAGACAGTACCACTGTCGGCATCATATTCAGTATTCAATGCAATCTTTGCGGCTTCCAGATTAAGAGTATCGTATATCTGCTCAACAAGGGCAACATATCTGTTTAGCCGGCTGTTGAGTTCCTGATATTTCTTTTTCTGATTCGGGATCTTAGGCTTTGACATATTGGTCTGTTTTTAATCTGTTTTCTGAGATAGTCAAAAAAAATACGGGGGTAAGACAAAAAAGGTTGTTCTATTTTTAAGATTGGCTCATTTTTGTCTTGAACTTGTCACATACGTCACGATTAAGAAAGCGACTGGAAGTAAAAAACGGGCAACGGCACATGAAGAACTCACCTTTCAAGTTCTTCTCGTGCCGGTCATATGAATGTGCACAATCCCTGCAACGGTATGAGGACATGTTGGAAGGTGTCGTCTTTTTTGCCATGATGTTTATTCCTCAATCCTGTCAGGGGCGGGCATCTCCAGCAGTCTGATAGCCTTGATCGTTTTTCTACCTTCTAAAATAGCCTTGCATAATCTATGGTACCCATCTGCTATTTGTCCTACTTCATCCAATATAATAGGGTAGTCTAAAGAACAATCACGAACACGTTTGCATTGAAAGATGAAGCTATGAAGCTGGCTGCACTCAAATGGCTCAACAGTCAGGTCTATATTCCACAGTGGCATATCACGTACTGGGTATTCCTTTGCTTTCGCAAAATCATAAAGTGTCCGGGCTTTCCAGATCTTGTTCCCACGGAGATATTCGCTTTCAGCGAAAGTCATATTATCTATTGGTACTTTCATGTTATTTACTTATTTAGCAAGGTGCGCCAACGTTACAGACATCCAACGCACCCGTTACATTTTCTACACGTGGCAGATAGTCTATTGAACAATCTCCCAATCATCGGCAAACACATCGCTAATAGACGGAACCCATGAATCAGCACGCCCGGTGTTCTCGTTGTAAATAAGGCATTGACTAGTATAGTCAATGAAACCCTTACCTTTCAGAATAAGGTCTTTTGCTGATTGCGGAAGAGATTGCATCTTGGGGATAATGTCGCTTTCTATATGAGCCGGGATTTGCTTGATGACAAATACCCATTTGTCGTTCCAGCCCTTTCTACGGATAGCGCCACCTTGTTTCAAAACGTCTATAGCATCACCGAAACAGATAGAAGTTTCTTCCTTGACTTCTCGATATGATTCTTCAAACAGTTTTTTGGGTGACCAACTTTCATAGCCATATTCAGTACGAGTGTGATATCCCAGTTTATAAGACTCATTCTTTTCTATTTCACTTTTTACTAAGCCTTTACTGCAAGCTTCACCCAATGTCATAGGTTCTGCCTCAATCTGTTTTGTTCCAATATACTTTTTCATATATCTGTAGTAATTTAATTATTCTCCAGGAGTATATGTACCGGTAATAGAGGCAGTGCTGTCATCGGTCAGAGTCGCTGTGCCGGTAATGACTGTACCTTTGATAGTCAAGGCTATTGATTTGATTTTTGCACCGGCATCGCCTTTGTCTCCTTTCGCTCCAGCAGCACCTTGTTCTCCTTTATCTCCTTTGGGCCCAGTTTGTCCCTGTTCACCTTTATCACCTTTGGCACCAACTACACCTGTATCTCCTTTCTGCCCTTTGAGGTTCTTAAAAGCGAAATTCAGCTTGCCTTCTTTCATTGTTACATCCACAGAAGGTGTACCTACATTTGCATCAACGCTGGCGGTTGCCCCGGTTACGGATGAGCCATTACCACTCGCTTGAGGTAATATAATCATCTTAGCGGCAGTAACAGCGGTAGTACTGACAATGCGAATCATCATCCCGGCAGGTACACAAAGGTCGATTACCCGCTGATAGGGACCGTGAAGTGGAATCGCATCATAGGCACTTGGTTCCATTTCAGGCATGTGCCGGTAGATTTTTAGCGGTTCAACATTTCCGTTGTCTATTTGAATTACACAATTGCCTTCAGAGGCGAAATCTGCGACAAATACGCCTTCTTGTTCTTTAAATACAATATTTTTCATATTTCCCATATTTGTTATTTACTATTCGGCACCTTCAAACAAGTTGTTCATCCTTGCCTGTCGGTCCGCTTTGTCTTCTTTTTGAATCTGGTTTAATGTTCCTTTGGGATCATTGGAGTAACCTGCCATTTCGATGGATTCAAGCTGGCTGAATATCGCTTTGCCTCCATTCCCTTTCATACATCTGTTAATCAGCGCGTCCTCATCATTCTGAATAAACGGAGTAATGACATGCTCAACTTCTATATTGTCAATCTCATCAGCCCATGAAGTATTCATCATTTTCAGAAATTCTTTGATGACATTACACTCCCGTTCAAAGAACTCTATCCAGGCACCTGACTCATCCCCGATTTTCAGATGGGCGTCAGACAATATCATTTGTCTGGCATCAAAACCTATGTTACCAAGACTTTTCATGTTTTCGAAAGATAGGTCTGGCATCTGGGCCTGCATGAAGAAAAGCTTGAGCAATGTATCCACATGATATTTCAGGGCTTCTATGGCCTGGGTCCATGAAACATAAGCTATGTCACCGCCATTCTTTAGACGGAACAATCTGCGGGCCTCTCCCTTGTCCTCGTCACCGACAAGTTCGCCTGTCACTTTCAATAAGGGGGCGGAATTGTAGGCTATCACGTCTGAGTTACGGGAGAGCGTGTATTCAATTTCCTCACGGATATGCTCTAGTCCATGAAAAACAGGAGCGGGGCGGTATGCATAAACTCCGGGAATCTTTTTGAGGATAATCCTTTCGGGATCTGTAACAGCAATCCAGCTGGCTTCCCCCTGTTGTTTCCACTTGTAATGACGGTCAGCGGTATATGTCTCAAAGAAAGTGAACTCCTTATCCTTTATCTTCTTCTTATATTCGAAGGACATGGCGATCATGTCTCCCCACTCGTCAAACAAGGGATATAATCTAACCCCGTCCATCGGCGAGTATGTCTTGCATTTCAGCTTATACTTGCTGTTGAATCCGTATAGTGTGTTGGGTCTCTCTACCACATACCAGATGGTGAAAATTTCACAGGATGCGAAATAGGCATTGCCACGTTTGATGTTTTCGGAATCTATACGGGCATATTTATAGATTGCTTCAATAGCTTTGGTTATCTGCTGGCGTTTTTTATTTTCTTCCGTATTATGGTAGACACGTCTGACGGGAATAGCGAAAGCGAATTCCGTAATACGTTTCACAAGCAGTTTCTCCAGACCAAGATGAATACGCGAAGCCGGCTCGACTCTTCCATCAGATCTTATTTTGTCCTTACGGGTCAGTTTGTCAGTCACGATTTTATGTCTGGAGGGATCGTAATCTTTCAGCGACTTGCTCCATTCCGGCACATCCACTGATTTTTCTTTCAAATCACTGATAATGTCAGAAACAGGTCTTGTACTGTCAAGGATTGTGGTAATTTCGTCCATTGTTATACTGTTGTGTGGTGCAGCTTCGCACCGCTTGTTTTTTATTTGGATAGGAATTTATTCACGAAATATACTTGTCCTTTGCCGGTTACTTTGGTCGTGGTCGTGACAAGCATGGTACCATCCGGCTTGTTGATGGTGGTTTGCTTCAGCTCAAAAAGTCCCAATTTCATAGATTTCTGCGTCGGCTGATTGTAGTAGTCACCTTTTTGACAAAGATAACCATTCTCGCGCATCCAGCTAAACAAACGGTTCTGACCGATATTCACCCCATTTTGTTGTAATATTTTAGCCAGTTCAGCAATTAAACAAGAGCGATGTGAAGTTGAGACAGCATCAGCAAAAAGGACTTTAGGAGCATCTTTTTGGATCTTCCGCTCAGCCTCTATAAGACGCTGTTCTTTTCGTTTCAGTGTTTCTTGTGCCACAATAAGCGCACGTGCCATGATTTCTTCTGGAGTGTCGTCCATTTTGGTAGCGATGTAGCCACCTGTCTTACGGATACGTGGCAACACTTCGCTTGTTACCCATTTGCGGAACTTTTTAGCTTCAGGCTTACGACTATCCAATATTGTATCATACAAACCATCCTCATCAACAAAATTTGCCTGTTGGATTCCACCGGCTGTTTCAAGGGGATACTTTGAAAGTACATCCTTATCTAATCTTTGCGCTACCTTACTGGGAATCAAATCCAAAATCTGGCATACATCTGCTAAGCAAAAGAAAGGTTCGTTATTCTCACTCATCGCAATTCTTACCTTTCCGAATTGCTCATTCTCAAAAATTTTAATTGTGTTCATAATGTAGTTCCGTACTCCTTCATACGGTGGTTAGTTACACATAATACTGCTCCAAAAAGAAACCGGATAATACAATACGCACTACCCGGTAACGTGAAGGAGCACGTTAGCACCAAATGCTATGTCGCAAATATAATTCTTTTATTTGAAAAACAAATAAAAGAATGTTTGTTTTTTATTTTATCTGCCATCTTAATATTGAAACAAATGTTGGCAAAAAATACATAGATATTAGGTAAAAATAGTTTTCTTGACGAAATATTTACATCATTGTATATTAATATTTTATATGCTATTTTATGGAAAAAATCAAGAAAATAATTTATACTATTTATAATTTTAGCTTATATTTTTTTATTTATCTATTTGTTATTTTATAATAATATACTATATTTGCAACGATGATCCTTGCGAGGGAGAAATGAATGGAACTTTGGTGATTCTTAAAATTCAAACATGTACGGATATGAAACTTGGAGTTTTGATATTACTGTCCGCCTTTCTCAGTGGTGGATGTGTCTGTCCGGCACAGGCGGCCGGCGCCGTTCGGGTGTGTTCATGTGAAAATAACTCCGAGGGCGGGGCATGTCATAAGTCAGAGTTGGCAGAGGGCAAACATGACCTTCATGGTGATGAAGTGTCCAAAGGAGCACGTACCGACATGGAAATGTCGCACCAACTGGTTCTAAAGACCAATCTTCTGTATGATGCTGCCCTCATGCCTTCGCTGGAGGTGGAGTATCTTATCAACGACCGATGGTCTGTCAATTTGGAAGGGGAGATGGCTTGGTGGAAGAACAATCATAAGCATAAATATTATCAGTTGGCTACCATAAGCCCGGAAGGGCGGTATTGGTTCAAGGCGAAGCGTCCGTGGCACGGTCATTATGTGGGGCTTTTTGGCGGATTCTCTTGGTACGATTTGGAGAATGGCAAGGATGGTTATAAGGGCGAGGCTGTGATGGCCGGTCTAAGTTATGGCTATATGTTCCCCGTCAGCCACAGGTTTTCGTTCGAAGCGGGGATTGGCGTGGGGTTCATGCATGCCTGGTACGAAGAGTATCTGCCGATCGACGGGCATTATGTCTACCAGCAGAGCAGCCGGATGAACTATTTTGGTCCACTAAAGCTAAAGTTTTCCCTAGTGTGGCGGCTGTGGAACGGTGACAGAAAGAAAGGAGGTGTCAGATGAGAATACAATGGGGGCATATGGGGATACTGTGTCTTTTGCTGTGTACAGGTTGTCGGAAGGACCTGTGCTATGACCACGATCAGCACGGGACCAGTGTCAAGGTGGATGCGCAATTCAGTTGGGAGCAGGAGTGGGAACGTCCCTACGATCACAACTGGAAACAGGAGTGGAAGTCGGAGTGGAAGGGCAGCTACGATGAACTGCGTCCAGAAGTTGCCGGAGGTGTACGTCTGGTGACGTATCAGGAAGCAGCGCGTTCTGGCGAAAGCAATATTCCCGCAACGGGCGGACGTCTTCCTCTGCCGGAGGGAATGGCTTCGTTGCTCTTTTATAATAATGATACCGAATATATCGTGTTCAACGACCTGACAGCTGTAGCCACAGCTTCAGCAACTACCCGTACCGTGAGCAGGGGCAACTTCCAGAAGCCGCACGCTTCCGAGCGTACCATGAACCAGCCGGATATGCTCTATGGAAATTATGAGGAGAACTACGAAACAGAGCGCACCTTGGAGCCGGTGAAATTGCCAGTCAGGATGAAACCGTTGGTGTATACTTACCTGATACGCTACGAGTTTAAGAAAGGATTGCAGTACGTGGCCTTGGCACGAGGCGCATTGGCTGGTATGGCAGAGAGCGTCTACCTGAAGGATGGACATACGGGTGATGAGACTGCAACAATCCTCTTCGACTGTACGAAGGAGGATTACGGGGCGGAAGTCCGGGTGAATACTTTCGGTGTGCCCAACTATCCGGGCGATCATTACATCAGGGCGGAGCGGCGTTTCACGCTGAACTTGGAGGTAAAGCTCTATAACGGCAAGTTCAAGAATTTCGAGTTTGATGTGACCGACCAAGTGGTGGGGCAACCTCGTGGCGGTGTTATTGTGGTAGATGGAATCGAGATCTCGGATAAAGAGGGGTCAGAAGGCAGTGGAGCGTTCGATCCCACAGTCGAAGGCTGGGGCGATTTTATCGATATTCCACTACCTATTTAATGAAACTAGTTAACAATTAATATTCATATTAAAAATCAAAGCGAAATGAAAACGAATCTTTTTTTGTTAGGAATGGCCGTAGCGGCATTTTCTAGCTGTACAAATGAAGAAGTGACGGATGTAGCTCAGAACAGAGCCATCAAGTTTAATCAGTTTGTAAACAACAACACCAGAACGGTGGTAGAAGTGAATAAGGACAATCTGCAGAACTATTATGTGTTTGGAGAATCCGGTAATGTTGAAGGTACATATGATACAAAAAATTTCAATAACGAGCTTCAAACAACACCGTATTATTGGATAGCAGACAAGTATTATTCTTTCGGCGCTTATGCTGACGGTAATAGTGGTAAAATTGAAGGTGCGACATTTGATGCTAATGACGGAAAACTTACTTTCACCAATTATAGTGTTGCTGATGATGATACGAAAGATTTGGTTGCAGCCATACAAAAAATGCAATGCCAGTCTGATGCTTCAAAACAAGGTGTAGTAAACTTGTCATTCAAGCACTTGCTTTCACAGGTGAAATTTACATTCAATACGACAGATGCAGCAAGCTACATCTTGGCTATTTCTGACTTGAAATTACATGCCTCTAAGACAGGTAACTGTGAATATGACGGTACGGCAGTTTGGAAGTCAAACTACAACAATTCCGATACATACGTTTATGTTAAAATTACTGATGTGTCAAGTGATACTTATAATCCTCAGTCTAAATTGGTTATTCCGCAAGCAGGTACTAATCTGTTGAAAGTAACTTTCACTGCAACCATCACTGGTGCAGGTCTGAATAAAGAAGCTAATTTTGAAGCTACTTTAGAAGTTAATGAGAATATTGCAGGAATAAGCGACGCAAACACTTGGATGCCAGGATATTGTTACAACTATACAGCGACTATCAATGGAGATAATATTGATCCTAATCTTGAAAATCAAAAGATCAAGTTCACTCCGACTGTAGAGTCTTGGCAAAATGCAACAGACACACCTGTTGAGCCTCAAATTTCTGTAGTACCCTAATTCATACAACCCCGCTTTCACCTGTTTCCATTTAGGGAATCTATACGATAGGGGGAGATAGGAAAGTGGAGATATAGGCTATAAGGGGTTGAATGTCCCCTTATAGTCACACATATTCAGATTAAAACGTATGAGATGATGATGAAACAAAACATATTCTCTTTGACCCTTCTACTGGGAAGCCTGCTGACGGGCGGTTGTGTTTCTACGGTCGATGAACCGGTAGCAGATGCTGCCCCCATCTCGTTTGCTACCACCATGACCCGTGCAGCGGTGGATGCCAATAAGGATGGTATGGAAAGCTTCTTAGTCTGGGGCGGCTTCGATAGCCAGAACAACCTCTTTAATGCCGAGACCGTCACACCGCAAGGATACTATGACGGAACCCGCTATTGGGTGTCGGGCGCGGTACATAACTTCTATGCGCTCCATCCGGCAAGCTTGAAGGATAAAGCAAGTTGCGCTGATGACGGTGTTATCACCGTAACTGACTTCGATACATCCCAAAAGCGAGGAACGGAAGCCATAGACCTGATGACAGCAAGACAAACGGGCATCTCATATAAAGTAGAAAATCCTCCATCTCCCGTTGATCTCACCTTTAGCCACGAGCTGTCACGCGTACGCTTTACGATCAGTACCGATGCAAAGGTGACCATTACGGGCGTAAAGCTGTGGGGCGTTGCCTATAAAGGGGATTTCACCTCAAACTCAACTACTCCTTGGAGCAATCTGACAAGGGCAACTGAAAACGAAACTCCGTTTTCACAACCTGACGTTTTTGAACTGGAGGCAAATGGCAAACGACATCTGTTGGCAGGCACACCTGGCACAAATGATAATTACGGCGACTTGCTGTTTATTCCGCAAAGCATTGGTGAATCAGTGATTTTCTCTATGACTTGGAATTATGATAATGGTACAAGGAGAACTGTCAACGTACCACTGCCACAGGCAGGTCCAGCCCTATGGGAGAAGGGAAAGAGCTATCACTATCAAGCGACGATTCCTTCACCTACCACGAATATTACATTTACCGTAACGATAACCGATTGGAACGACCAGCGCATAGATGCCGATTTATAATTTCTAAAGGGAAAGACGCATGATGAAAAGAAAAAAACTATTTAGATATTATCTCAGATACGTACAGTTTATCGGGTGGACAGCACTTCTTTTTGCCTGCTCCGACGATTCGCCGGAGCAAAAGCCGGACGGAACGATGGAAACGGTTCGTATCATGATACAGACCCGGGCGAACGGTGAGAACATTCTTGAATTGGAAGAGAATGAATACAGGATTCAAACTCTCCGTATGTATGTATTCAGTGATGATGGGAAGTTGTTAGGTTATCATTATGTGGATAATACTACGGGAGATCAACAAACAGTAACATTCACCCTGAAGCTTCCGACAGGAACTCATACCTTTTATACCATTGCGAACGAAAATGCAGCAGGAGGGCTGAAAATAAACAATACAGGGGATACTGCCTATAACCTTCCCGGATCAACCGATGCGACAGAAGTTGATTTGGAGACTCTTACCGTAACTCCTGATGATTTGGAGTCTTTGACCTTCTCCACACTGCCGGCAGCAACCTATTTATCGGGAGGAGATACAAACAGCAAAGACGAAACCGATAAAAAATACACCAGCCCACTGCTGCCAATGGTAAGTAAGTATACTCAACAGGTGATCCCAAACGGCTCTGTAAGTATCTTCCTGACCCGTTCCGTGGCGAAGATGAAGTTCTATTTTACAACGACAGGCGTAGGAGAATGCTATATGGGGCGTGGGCTTTACTTATATAACGAGCCGGAATATGGCTATCTGTTTCCCGATACATACAGTGGAACAATTGGTCGCAAGGAGGCTGAATCTGCACCGTCTGATTGGAATACAAATCCGAATTATCAGGATTCTCACTTGCACCAGTTGAACGGACGCGTTATCCTGAATAGTGGTTGGTCGGATGAACCGGAGAGTTATGGTGACACTGAACATACAGAGCAAATGAAACGACTGGATATCAACTTGATTGAAGCGGATATAAACGATCCGACGAACCTTCAATATGAGCATTTGCCTCAAAAGTCATTCTATCTCTTTGCCAACCCCAATATATCTACCGGTCAGCTTAGAGAGGATGTGGTTGTTTCTGCGACAAAACCGGTCGGTGACGGCTATTATCTAAAGATCTTGGTTCACCAGCATGGAGCCGATCAAACGGGTGTAGAGCAGCACAAGGGTGAGAAATTCTATTTGCCCCTGCCCGCAGTGAAAGCCAACGACCGTCTCAGTATCTATTCGGTCGTTACATTGGATGGGCATATTACCCTCACTCCGCATTGGATGATTCAGGAATGGCAAGAGGGCGGAGGTTCTATTGAGTTTAATTGAATATAACAACGCACTATGGATAAGATTTCAAAAATAGCAAGTATAGCTGTCTGTTTCGCCCTCCTATGGGTGTTTAGTGCCTGTTCCGACGATATGTTGATGGAAGGGCAGGGTGCAAACGGTGTAGACATGAACCGTATGGTGGAGGTGGAGATCCCCTTCAGTCTGGGTAAGGGAATCACATCTCATGTGGTAACCCGTTCCACTAGAGCGACCGATCAGCAGGGTAAGGATTCCCAACTGTCGGGTATCATGGTTTTCGTTTATGAGAATAACGGTGGAGATCCGAGCAATGACAAGCGACTGGCGTACCAGTTTTTTGAATCACCGCTTACTTCATTGGAAGGAAGTACAGGGGGGTGGATACCGGATGCAAATGATGCAACTTGCGGACACTTCAAGTTCTATATACCTGTCGGTGACGTATATATTTACCTGATCGGGAATGCCCAAGGTTCCTTTATCGATTTCTTTCCTGAAATAGGTGAAAGTAAGTTGGCAAACCGTCAGGATTTCTTGGAAAAGGTGACTCCGAAATGGAACGGTAATATGTTTACTGTGGACGGTTATCTTCCACTTGTCGGTTCAGTAAACAACCGTACCGGTGCGTGTACAATCAAAGAAGATGAGAGTAACTCCGAAAAAGGAATTATTACCTATAAGAAAGAAAATGATGAAAAGGAGTATGTCATTTCGCAACAGACGGGTGAACATCCTGCTGTAAATCAAGATAACTCTTTCGTCTTGAAACGCCTGATGTGTAAAGTGTCGATGGAGTTCAAGAGTGGAACGAATGTAACTTTTACCCCTATAAGCTATAAGTTCTGTCATTGTGCGGAGTATGTTTCACCTGCTGAAGACAGTTGGGCAGGATATGATAATTTAAATATGATAGATACGGAAACGGTGACTTTCGATGCACAGACACCGAGCAGCTTTACGGTCTATCTGCCCGAAAATATTCGGGAGTACACCGGTGATAAGACAGAGTGGGAATTTGCTGACCGTGACCGGGTGAGAAAGGATGATAATGGAGAGAACCTATATGAAAACACCCCTTCTCAAGAGGGACATGAGGGACATTATCAATTTGAAAATGCCCCGGAAAAGTCTACCTACGTGGAAATAACCGGCAAATTCGAGGGAGACAATATCTCTGCCGAGACCAAGTATATTCTACATTTGGGTGATTTCAGTAATAATAAATTCAATGAATTCAGCCTGCGCCGCGATTACCATTATCAATATACGGTCACTGTAAATGGCGTGAATGATATTGTGGTAGAGGTGAAGGGGGAAGATGGTACAAGTAATCCTCAGGAAAAGAATCCTGCCGTAGAAGGTATTGTCTTTGAAGGTGGTGCACGTGTACAGTTAGATGCGCACTATGAGCAGGTGGAGATGAAACTGATGAAGAACAAGATCAGCGAAGGTGTCTATATCTATGCCAAGACACCATTTGGCAATGTCAGCTGCAAGTACCTGCCATCCACTCGAAAGTTAGATTCAAACCATAAGAATCAACCAGCCTCTATCGAAGAAGCCAAAAAACTTCTTCAATGGATAGAGTTTAAAAAACAGGATGGTAAAGGTTCTTTGGCACGCTATGGTGGAAATGACAGAATGGATGTATTTGCCGCCTTGGATCATGCCTACGAGAATCAGGGAAATGATTATTATACCTGCTTTGTGGATGAATACTATTATACAACTAATCCAGTTGATGGTTCATCGATTGCATTAGGCGACTTTATCAATGCCGAAGACCGTACTTTCAGTTTAGGTAGTGACCTCCAATACAGCGCAGACAAACAGAGTGCCGTCGCCACTGCCGTGTATGTATTGCAACAGCACTCCATTGCCTGCTTCTATGACTTGGAAAATCAGACTGTAGCAAAATATGGCGTAGAGCTTACCGATGAGATTGGAGGATTGCCTTATGGATCGCCTGCAGGAGAAAGTTCTGATGCAAAAAACGGAAGAGGGAATACTATAACTGAAATAGGAAACAATACAGGTGCTGTAAATTGGGCTAAGAATGGCTTTCTATTAGACGACACAGATTCCAAACTTGAAGCCGGAAAGGAACGTTTAACTACAAGATGGGCTTGCTTGGCTTGCCTGACCCGTAATCGGGATTTTAACGGAGACAGTAAAATTACAGACGATGAACTCCGTTGGTACACTCCGGCACGTGACCAGATGTTAGGGTTATGGATTGGTGAACCGGCTTTGCCTGCCAAGGCTGCGTTGTTACCATATTCAACAGATAATTTGAAAGGCAATGTATCTGAAAGTAATTATCCAATTTATACCAGTACGAATGGTAATAATCGGGTAATCTGGGCAGAAGAGGGTTGTTCTTTTGGTCCGGAGAGGCAAGCTGGTAACGCAGGCTATGTCCGTGTTGTGCGGAATTTAGGGACAACGCCTTCCTCGGATAGTTACAGTACAAATGCCGGAGAGTATTATCATTATGATTCAGATAACCGTACGATAGAAGTATTCCTGACCGATAACGCACTGCGCTCCTTCAGTTATCGTGAATTGGCTCCGCATCACGAACGAAGCGTGGTCAATCGCCCCTATAAGAAATTCCAGGTAGCTGCACAACCATATACAGAAGAAGCCACAGCAACGTGTAATCGCTCACATTGGGGAGATGCCTCAATAAAATATCAAAAGCTTCAAACAACAAATGCTACTCAAGCAAAGACCGCCACGACTACTATTGCCGCAAATTATAAAGGAAATGGAGAAGCCAATTTAAATACTACAGCAGTATGGCGACTTCCCAACCAACGAGAGTTGGCGTTGATGATTGTAGCGATGGGAACAACGTTGGGGTATAATAATATGAATGACTATAATATATATCATACTATAAACTGTGAATGCCGAAACAGTTGGTGGGTAGGAGATCACGACTGGACATATACCCATAATTATGTCCTCCATTGCCGCACCTCTTTCTCCAATACAAACTATACAGCTTTTGGGTATATATATCATGCACGTGATAAACATATACGTATGTATGGAGATGATATAGGCAGTGATGGTATGGGCGGTTGCCTTTGTGTGCGCGATGTGCAATAATTTAGCATATGAGCTACTGCTGAACGTTTGGTTTGGCAGTAGCTCACTGTGTTCATTATGCTTAAAAGCAGAAAACAGTTTTAAGTTTGTTTCTTGATCTGCCCTTTCTCAAGCAGTATCGCACTGCAAACTATAAAAGATTGCGAAAAATTTCTTCTTCATTTAATGTTGCATAATAATTGCAATAGAATGTATTGGCGAGCGAGTCGAACCAGTCGGGAGAACGTTTGATACGTTTTTTAATTTCCTCTTTCTTTTCTATATAAATATTTCCATTACTCATAAATCCCCAATGTGTTTCCGTTGCTTCTTCCATAAGTTTATCACAGGGTGGGAGAGCGGCACCAAACCCATTTTTGGGATTAAGCCAGTCACGTACCGCCCAAAACAGATAAGCCCTCATGTTGGCGAAGGTGTATTCGCCTGTTATATCATGCAGCCCACGTGCGCTCTCGGAGAACTTACAAGAATACACATTTTGGTACCCAAGTTCCTGCAACCGAGATAACACTCCTGCTCCTTCGCCGATAGTATCAATAAATGCTTTCGCACCCTTCTTGTCAAGATATCTGGTTATCATTCCGGCTACGTGCATGTGGTCTGCCGTTCCAGCAGACTGGTGCGCTTCAAACTCACTGACATAGTTGCCATATCTTAGACACAGCACACTGTCATCACGTCCCATGCCGGCAACATCGACACCAATTTTGCAGCTTTTCTTTGGAACAAAACCATCTTCTTGCAGTTTCCTCCAATTCTCGTTGGCGATTTCAATCCATTCGTAGGGGATAAGCACATCTTCCGCCACTTTAGGGAACATACCGAGCACTTTCACACGGAACAAGTCATTCGGCCGATATAGACCGTCTTCCCATTTGAAGTCCCCTTCACCTTCGTTGAAGTCAGCTTGCTGGATAGGTGAGCACCAGTTTTCCACTTTGTCTTTCACCCATTCATAATCAACTTGACCAGGAATAACTATTTTCTTGCTTACAACATTCTCAGCATTAAGGGAACTTAACCTGAATTTGGCAAAACGGTCAGACTTCATGGCACGTGCAGCATATCCTGTGGTCACGTTAGGGTTGAACACTATTAGCAAACGGGAATTTCCCTGCAAATTACCTTCGATGGCATTGTAGATAACTTCTGATATACCGGAGGCTTCCGTAACAACAAACAATGTGTTTACGGCATGGAATCCAGACCATGCTTCCATATTGTCGTCAGAACTCTTGAACCCCGTTAGAAACCATTCTTCGTAGTTGGTTCTGATTCCTGAAGACAATAAACGTCCAGGCAGGAAACCAGCATTCCGGAATAGCCTGGAAACTTCCGGTATCATAATATCTTTTACTTGGCGACCGGACGGAGCTGTCATTGCAATTTTGGTATTCTTTACCAATCTTCCGTTAACCCAGCGTGGAGTAAGATACATAAAGCACATAGCGGCACAAGCGGCACAGAAATCCTTGCCACGGGCAGTTCCGGAGGCTACAGCGGTCATTCGGTTGTATTGAACCGAGTGAATAATATCCTGCTGTTCTTTATCCAAACGCGCTTTCAGCACATCGGAACAGAACTTGCACCAATCGTCTCTCCACGCCTGCATATACAAGGCTGCCTTATCGCTCAGATCCATTATTCTTCTATTTTGTCCGGCAATTCTTTTATCAAACTTTCGAATGGATTGACATTGACATCCTGCTCGACACGCTCAACATAACCACGTTTCTTACCCTTTGTTTTCAGATAAAAGATTATCGCAGTTAAATCATCATTATTGATTGCGGAAAGCAATTTAGATTCGACTACATCAATGGTTTCCTCTTCTACTTCCTCAGCACGTTCCTTGAACTTAAGGTCACTGTCCCGCCATTTGTAATAACAGGCTCTCGTTATACCTACTTTTTGGCAGGCATACGAAACAATTCCATGACTTTCACGGAAATGTTTCAAAAACAATTCTTGTCTTTCCTTCTTTCCCATAATTTTATAACTTTACATGCCGATACGTCTTCGGCTTTTCACCAAAGACGCATCGGATATACACTAGTTATCAATTAAAACATTCAATCAAACAAGGACTGCTGTACGCATCCGTCCTCAATCTCTTTCATTTTTTTCTCATCCGGCCTCGGAGTTATATGATCCTTGTCATAGAATCCGTTCTTCTCCAGATAGAAAAATCTGTCCCAACCACATTGGTCGTATTCACCTTCTTTGTAAGGGGTTAATGCGGATTGTTCGGCAATGATAAATTCTTTTTTGGTCTTTCCTCTTTGCTTCCCTTTATGGGTATGGCAGTCAAATACATAATCAGGTATTGACATGTATCTGTTGTCATAGTCTTTCAAACATGTGGCAGGATAAGGGAAATCATTTGCATAGAAACCGCAATATCCGTATTTTACAACTTTCAGAAGTACGGTAACAGCCTTTGCTACGAAAATGGATGATTTAGGTGAACTACCGGGTTGCATATCGTCTGCTTTCTTCAATGCGACAATTTCAGTGGTAACAGCCTGATAGTTGAGATTACCTGCTATCATAATAAGCCGTTTCCAAAGGAACTCCCGATACCTTACCATTAACTCATTGGCCAGATAACCGGCTCTGATATCGTCTTTGCCGATTATAGCACGTTCCAATAATCCGGCAACTAAAAACATGTCATGCCCATTTTTGGTGTAACATCCGGCATTACTTCCGACATATTCATCCTTTGGCAATTCTATCCTGTCTCTTGAATTAAGCAGGTTACAGGCGAAATAATCAGCATCACGATTCTTTCTTGTGGCAAGAAGAATGCCGAGAGCCTTTTCAATGAATAGAGGTGATTTGTCCTGCCAGCTTTGTGCGTCATCAGCCTGTTTGAGTGCTACAATCTTATTCGTAACAAGGTCATAACAATCCTCTGCTGAAACACAGAGTAATCGCTTCCACAGATATTTTCTAAATCGTGGTGCCAACTCGTTAGCAGCATAGCAGGCATAGTCTTTGTTGCTCCTGCGTATTGCCTTCTGAATAAGGGATGAAACCTCAAACATATTGTGACCGTTTTTTGTGTATAGTGCATTTGCCATATCTCAATCTATTATGCGATTTCAAATTTTGAATTTGGATTCAATTTAATCAATCTTGCTATCATTTCCTCTGCCGTTTTTTCAGTTCCACAAAACTGATGAAATGTAGGGCGAGCAGATTTCGTTCCATCTTTCTTTATTCTGTAAATAAATGCACCTTTTGGCAAACCTTTTGAATTAATGTACTTTGTTGCTTTCATTGTCTATCTCTTATTTTAAATTATTACTTTGCTTTTCTTTTATAATGCTAAGATACTGATTTATAGTGAGATATTAAAATTTAAATATCTGATTAACAATGAGTTAAACAATGATTAACGGCTTATATATCATCAATGCAAATACATTTGGGTTTATGTGTTATAAAGTCATTGGCAACATTACAACCATAAGCTCCAACATTAGAAATAAGAATCTTATCACCAATATTAGTTGGACCGGAATAATCACGATGGATAATATCATTCTCAATACAGGTACATCCGTAAATGGTAGCGTGTTCGACGTAATCGCTATCGTTTGAAAGCACATTGCAAGGTGGATTTTTCGTATGGCAGACAAAACCGACATCATCACGCTTGCAATCCACAACAAGCATTGTTTTTCCTCTGATAACTTTCTTGCCGATAATGGTTGCAAGTAGAGACATGGAAGTGGAAACTATCGGTGTGCCATTCTCGGTGACAAGCTGCACTTCTCCATCAGGGAACTCTCTTGCAAAGACTTCACCAATAGTTTTGGCATACTCCTCATACAATGGTATATATTCTCCATATTGAGCTTTTAAACTGTCATCCATGCGACCGAACATGTTGCCGCCAATATCAACTATATTGGCTCCAAGTTCTTTTGCATATCGAGCCATCATTTCGGCACGCTTCTTGAAATACGACAGTCCACGAGCATAAGAAATATGACAATGAACACATTTGACTTTTATCAATCCTCTTCGTTGTAGTTCTATGATTTCTTGATAACTTTTGCTATCAACATCAATTCCAAATCTTGAAACTATGCCATTCCCAATATCAAAATTTAGACGCACTCCAATTGCAAGCGGTGAGGTGTATATTCCGATAAGTGAACCAAGCTCACCTACATTATCAACGTTCACTATTCCACCATGATTAGCACATCGTATCTTATTGCCCAAATCAGGGATAACCCCATTGTATATAATCCGGCTGTCATCAAATCCATAGTTCCGTGCAAGCTGATACTCTTTGGGAGAAACAACTTCTGCATATCCACCGACTTCTTTTACCACATTGATGAATTCTTTGCAGTAATTCGTCTTGAAACTGTACCCGATATTATAGTTTGGGTAGTATTTTCTGAAAGCGGCTACAAAATCGGTGATATTCCGTTTGAAGTCATTTTTGTCTGCAATGTATAGAGGTGTTTTCAAATCATCGCTTGACATTAATCTTTGCTGTATTTTTTCTAAAGTCAAATTCATAATACTTTCCCCATTTATTTTTCATTGCACATCTATATTCGTAGTTCTTTCTGGAATCAATGGTGGTTCCTCCTTCATTGGAAGCTTGGATACCGTAGCTGTGAAAATATTTAGGCAGGAGTACAACTCTGTTCATAAGCAGTTCCTGTAACATCATATCAACATCGGATATCGCCGGGTCTTTCAGATCATATCTGGCCTTGAGTGCTTTCTTGTTTATCCATCTTACATGACCGGGCATTCCCTTAAAACAAAATTCCTTGTCATACACATACAAAGCCATTTGTGGATTATCAAAAGCAAGCCCAAGATTTAAATCGTAAAGTAGCTGGCCGATACGGAGTATTTCATCACATGTGCGTTCTTTCCAGTCAGGGTAGTTTTCTGCTGTGATGGCAGTATAATTGTCAAGTCGATAACAGAAACGCTTTATATCATCATCGGCAACAAATATCACATCCTCCGGTGTGTTTTCAATTATCCAATATAGCGTTGACATGAAACTATGTACCTTGCCGCCACATTCAAGCGTGGCATCCTTAGGAATGACAAGCATATCATCTATGCCGGCATTTCTATAAGCATCAGCTTCTTCTTCCCTAACGACATAAGTACAGTATTCAAGGCAATTCTTAGTCATTATTTTATGAGGTCGCTGATATGACATGACGTATATGTTAAACGTAATACCGGGTGTCATAGAACTTTTTCATCTTTAATCCATAATTTAGTTCATATGTGGATGGAATTTCATAACCAAGTAATTGTTTGCATCGCAAATAAACCATATTGCAACCTGCATGACGTACAAACGGGAGAGAGGCATTGATACGCGGGTTTATTTCAAGCAGTACCACCTTGCCGCCCTTCTTCAGAATGAAGTCAAAAGCCACATTACCATCAAGTTCAAGTTCTCTCACAATCTTGCTGACAATATCATACGCCATGTCGTTGGACTGGATTTCTCCATACATAATGGAGCCGAAAGCCATCATGTAGCCGACATAACCGCAGATATGAGTAACTACTCCTTTGTCTGCAAGCGCACTAACGGTGTAATCCAGTCCTTCGATTCTCTGCTGAAGGATAACCTTATTTTTACCATTGTCAACGATGGATTTCAAATCAAGCAAGGATATGTATCTGTTTTCTCCGAACTTGTTGAATAGAGAGGTATCATTGCACTTCTTGTCATCCACAACGGCGAAGCCTTTACCGCCGCACAGACTGTCCACTTTACAACAGATAGAGCTGTTTTTGTACTTGAACATAGAGGCGAAAGCATCCACATCGGAAACACTCTCAGGAATGATCTGTTTGGGCATTAAGCCGGCATAACAACTATAAAGAGCAATCTTATTGTTGGCAACCAGAAGACTGTCAATAGAAGAAACAGATACAAGAATACCGTTTTGCTCAAACTTATCTTTAGCGCGAGCCATTATTTCCAACTCCAATGTCGCTGTAGGCATGATGATCGAAACATCATATTCCTTGCATAAGGATATGAGTGTTTCAACATAATTTGGAGCGGAAACGGGCGGAACCACAAAATTACCGTCTGACAGTTCAGCAGGCGGGAGGTTGGCCGCAACGGAATTTGCGACATACACTTTTATATCAACTCCGTCTTCATTGTTTTTCAAACAATCTATCATTTCTTTTACGTGGATGGAGCAGCACGTAAGCAGTACATTGAAATTTTTCATTGTTCTTTTTCTTTTTTAGGCATAATCTGGGCTTTTATATCATCGTACCATACGGCACGTGCTTTAATCTTACGCTCTCTGGTGGCGTTTCTGGATACAAGAACTTTCTTGTCGTCAATTCCAAGAGCACGGGTCAGGTTCAGATGGTCTATCTCGTTACGACATACAATCATCACATAATCGTATTTTTCATAACGTATCAGTTCCATATCCTTGATCTTTGTTTCTTTGACATTCAGATTTTCAAGGTCAAGGCTCAAATCGATTTTCAAGTCTGCGGTCCATTCAGCCAGCTTGTCCATATCCCATTCGCCGGCATGGGTGTTCGCTTTGATATTAATAGCCTTTAATTCTGATTCACTGTAACCAATAAGGCGTTTGCACAAAACTTGAGTGTCAGGATTCTCCATAAGAATGGAAACACGTTGGTGTCCGGATATGATATTGTTGTGTTCGTCAATGACGATAACGCCGAAATCGCCAAGGTTGTCAAGTGACTCCTTCAGCTTCTCCTTGGCCTTCTTCTTTAATGGTTTACGGGGATTCCCAAACTCTGTCTTAAGTTCGGACACAGGCAGTTCTATAATTTCTATTCTTTTATCCATTGCTCTTTTTTTATAGTGAATATATGTACGTTAGGCCTGACAGAGGAAGTACCGATATCATTAAATCCGAGTTTCAAGGCATTCTTCCATGCAGCGGTATTACAGGGATTGATATATTGGTAAACCCCATTCATTTTAGCGATGCGGAAAGCATATTCAAGGATAAGCCGGTTACATTCATAGCCTATGCCTTTACCCCAAAAGGCTTTGTTAAGGATATGAGTGTGAAGTTCTCCAAATCCGTATGCTGATTCATCTATTCTATCTATGAAAACATTGCCGACATATATGTCGTCTGCCAGAACAGCAAAGCGTATACACTCATCACTTTCTGACTGTTCTCTATAAAAGTTGTTTTCTGATTCAAGGGATAGGGGAGAGTAGGGGCTTTCGCAAATAGCGTACTTCCATATATCCTTATCCTTACGCATCCTCCAGCTATGTTCTGCGTCGGATATTCTTTGAGGCCTTATTGTTACTTCCATATTTTCCAGGTTATGTACAACTTCATACATTTTCTGCGTAAATGCCTGCCGGGCATATTCCCGACAGGCTTAAACACAAACTCAATCATTTTTCAAGCTACTCGCAAGAGCACTCATGCAATTTTTCGGCTTCTTTCAGTCGTGTCAGATGGCAATTTCCATCACCCCGTAAATTACATAAGCCTTTTTGTCCTTGTTTTCGCTTGACTACTACTAAGGGTTGCGGGAACTCAAGGATTCGAACCTTGTTCTTCGGATTTTCAGTCCGACGCATAGACCAACTTTGCTAAATTCCCTTGTTAGCTAATTGAAGGAAGCAAGACTTGAACTTGCAATCGGATGATATTCCACGCTGTCAGACTGTTTACGTCCATCCTTTTTCACCGCTGACAGGCGGCTACTTAACAATCCCATTTCTGTCATTCCTTCAATTTAGCTGTTTTCTCTTATTTCTGCCTCAAAAATACAATATTTTATTTGTCTTTCAAATAAAACTGGGCAAAAATACTATTTTTCTACTCTCAAGGTCTCAACCTTCCAACATTTCATCATATGGTCTGTATCTATTCCTATATTGAAGCGTTTACCTATATAGTTTTCGTGCGCTTCTTGTTCCGGGAGGTTAATGGGGGTAACGAACCAGTCTTCATTGCCATGCTCGTCTTTCAGATAGACTTTTACTATCGTTTTCATAATTCCTCAAATTTTCCAAGTTCACATTCTATAATATCAACTTCACTTTCATTGGTATATAAACCATTTTCTTTGGCAGCATCAATAGCAGCATTTTTCATAAAGAAATACACCGAAACACACTCTACTTGATTTTGTTTTCCAAATATCAGTTTGAAACAAAACGTATACTTTATTCTTCATCTCCCCACAACTTTAGTGCAAGTTCATAATTCTTCTGTGCCTCATTTACGGCTTTCTTGGCATAAGTAAGAGTGTAGGCGTGTTCTCGTGGGTATTTGCCGGACTTCACACCTTCATGGAATTCTTTAGCTTGTTCCAGCTTATGTTCATAGAAATCGATACTTTCAGGCATTGAAAGATTAATCGTTTCAGCACGTTTTTCCCAATACTTGGCTACTCTTTCATGTTCGGCAGCCTTGTCGCTGAATTCAACACTTTTGCCCATATTATTCCAGGAATCTTCTATCATCTTTCGGTGCCGCTTTTCACTATGATGTCCGACTTTGATTGGCTCTCCAAGAGAAAGAAAATCTTTGTCTGTGTTCGAGCGGTTGAAATATTCGTTACTTTTTTGTCCGGCAGACTGGGCCCAACCATGGCGGCGCTCGGCTCTTTGCTTGGCCCATTCCTGTACATTAAATCCGTCAGCCCGAACGATGGAGTAGTAATAGAAACCATCTTTCTCGAAAATTAAATTAAAAACGATGCTTTCATTTTCTTTGCCGTACTTGGTTGTAACCTCAATAACTTCTCCTTTTTCGTGCTTTTCATCGCACTTTGCCAAAAATACATTTGGACAGAATTTGTGATAAGTGTTCATTGCTCTTATTGTTTATAAATTTCTATACTTTGCCATTCTTTTGACATTTAGTTCCCAATCTGTTTTCACGTAATTCTCAACATCTTCTAAACTTCCAATCTTTTCGGGTATTGATGAACCACACATATAATATCCGAAACAACCATCTTTCTTATAGATGTATCCGTATGTTGTCCCTGATGGAGATTTGCAAATAGCTATTTTTTCTTTCATTGCTCTATGATTTATCCGTTATACATTGCAGATATCTCTTCTGCTTTCAATTCTTTGGCAAGCTCTCCATTCTTGTAGAAGCGTACAGCAACAACTCTCACCGTTTCTGACAAGAATCGACCACAATCATTGGTTAACTTCACTTTTAGCTTGCTTGCCTTGGCTAAACTTTTTGTACGCTTCTTTATTGTATTTTTGAATCCGAAAACACAATCTTCGGTATCAATCTCAAATGAATATGTTGTGGAATACATTACTCTTTGAAGCTCTTTTGTTAGTTCTGTTACTTTGCTCATTTGCTCTCTTCTATTATTAGTCGTTATTATTTCCAAGAAGTTCTTGTAAAGCAGACTTATATCCGTCCAACGCCTGTTGTGTATATCCCAATCTGAATTTTTTATCTGCTGAAAGAGAGTCGTTGTTCAATCCTTTTTCAATAGCTTCAATGTTTGCTTTGTAGTATCTGATAAGTTCTTCTGTTTTCATTGCTCTTGACTTTTACTTGTTATTAATAGGTTTATTTTGATATTGTAAAGATACAAATAAATAATTGATTTACAATGGTTTATATCTTTTATTTTCATCATAAAATACTGAAAAACAAAGATTTAACTTTTACTTGCAGAAACGAAAAAGGCAGAACGGACTTCTCCATTCTGCCTTAATGCAAGCAAATGTTCTATGAATATAAAATTAACTTCAAACAAATGTAGGCGTAAACTCGATACCCAACGCACGCGCAATGCGGAAAAAACTTGATAACTGGATATCTACTTCCCCTTTTTCAACACGGGCGATATAACTTTGCTCCTTACCAATTTTCTGCGCCAACTGCTTCTGGGTCAATTTTAGCTCCTTGCGGCGTTCACGAAGTATATCGCCATAATACCATGCCATTGCATTTTCATTGAATTTCTCGCGGGTAGCTGTACCATGTTCCCCGTACTTTTCATCAAGCAACTGGTTGGTTGTCTTGAGCTTTGCCAATTTCTTTTCATCTAACTTCATAACGATAAACTAAACATTTGAAAGTATTTTATGCGCTTTCTTGTATATTTTTTTTATCTTTATGGTTGAAATAAATCACGCCGACAATGGCTATGACCGATACAAGCCCAAACATAATCAATGCTCCCATTTTATCATCCTTTCTTTTTGTCATTGACAAGCCAAAGACCTGCCAATAGTGTGATTACTATTGCCAACGAACCTCCAAGATATATTATCCATTTTTCCTGCACATCCCCGAAGATGGATGTCAACACAACTGCGGTGGTTATATACTTGGCTATATCCATCAGCCATTTTCCTAATTCTTTTCTCATGATGCAAATATAACTAATTAGTTATAATAAAACAAGCTTTACACTCAATTTCATACTAAACTTTTTCGTTGCTCAAATACTTTTCTGTGATTATTTCAACCGATTTGCTTATCATGTAATCCGTATCGATTCCTAACTGTTGGTAGAAGTTCCCATTTCCTGTAAGACTTTCACTTGCAATTTGCAGTGTTCTGCGTTCTTCTTTGGTGAATCCGATGCGGAAGGTGCGGAAGATGGATAATGCTTCTTTCAGGCACCCGGACTCGAATAAATTGATTGCTTTTTCTGTTTTCGTTCTCATATCCTGATATTTAGATGTGAATGTATAATATAATTGATATCAAAATGTTATAAATTAATTACCATCATAAACAACTAATAGATCCCTAAAACAGCCTTATACAATTCAAAATTCTTGTTTTCAACATATTCATCGGAAGCATAGCGTTTAGCTCTGGCATACCACTTATGGAAGCAATCAGAACAATACCAGCAATTAAGGACTGCGATGTAGAATCCATCTTGGCAATTACTGGAACCACAGCTGTCGCAAATTCCGACACATCCATATTCACTGAGCGCGCATATCATTTCGCCACGAGTGGCTTGTATGATCTTGAATCCTTTCTTGTTTTCGTAAACTTTTGCCATCTTTAGTTACTTTGGTTCCCATTACATTAATCTCCTGTCTTCACTTACACTTTCGGCATGAATCCCTTTTTGAATTTCAATATTTCGACCGACATTTATTCCTTCCTTAGCACATAGCCTATCAATTTTGGCTTGTGATTCTCGTGCATTGCCAATCTTCTCATTTTTGAGAAATTCATCTATTTCTGCTTTTGAAGCGACTACCAATGCAGTTACATTGCTTGTTTCTTCCAAACCTTGCTTCATGGAAGCAAATTTATCGCCCAAACCAATGACGCAGCCATACAGAAAGGATTTCATATACATAGCAAGCGTTTTAGGCGTAATTCCATATTTACGAATACATTCATACTTGTAGTTTGGATATTTCCTTTTCCCGATAATAACAAATTGATGCGCCAAGAATGAAATCAGATACAACACTACTTCTACATTCTTCTTGCGACCAATGATCTGAAATTTATCCCTCACCATACGGTAATTCTTGGGTCTGCTTACAATAAGGCTTCGGCACATATTATATTCGCATACCGTTGATACAAGAAAATTATACCAAACACAGTTGCTCATTTCAACCTTGTAAGGTATCTCTTCTGCTATTACCGGGTTCTCCAGTTTCTCCTGCTCTGGTATATCTTCTTCTGACAGGTTGTATTCCATCAGCAGACGGGCGATACCTGCTGCTGCATGTGCTTCGCCTTCATTGCCTAACGCTTTAGCTGATTCTTTTAGGTTCATCAGCTTACGAAGCTTCTCTAAAATTTTGTCTCTTTTCGTTTCCATTGTAGTTCACCCTCTAATAATCACATATCTTCCGGCAGCTATTTCACTTCTATACTCGACAGAATAGCCTTTGTCTATAAATGCTCTTATGACATTATCGTGCGCCAACTCCGAAATTTGGTGTCTGTCTTTAGCATCACTTCCAGTATTTTTTGCCCAACAATGAGGCCAGTTATTTCCCCATCCTACGCCATAATGAAAGTAAACACATTCACCTTTCTCTTTGATTTCCGAGAGGATGAAAGATGCAAGTGCGTCTTCCTCGGATTTTCTTCTATTTGATTTTGGTATTTCTATTGTCAACATACTGATTTATTTTTAGCGTCCAACCATTTGTCCCGTCTTTCTCTACACGCCTCTAAGGTAGGCGCACAACAAGCAAAGAATTCACCACTTTCAGTACGGTAGTCGTACTGGTACATTCTCACTCTTTTACCTCTCAACCTGGTGTTGTAGGTGGTGTAATTTTCTTTACCGGGTTGACATACGCTGCAACCGTTTACATTTATTGAGTTCATAATTAAATTTCCATTTTACTAATTATTTTCTGACTGATTTTTTCTGCAACCATAGTTTTCAACTCTTCAATATCAAGAAGGGACACAATGATATTTGCATCAAATTCTTTGGCTACATTCTTTGCAACTGCTCTAACAAATGTGCCGTCTTGTATTGATTTGCTTACGCTTTTGCCTATTCTTCTTGTTACTTCTGCATTTACTATCTGCTCAATATTGAGGCTTTTTACAGCATCACTGACAGCTTTAGACATTGCATTATTCAATACCACACTGTCTACATCAAGTTCTAACGTACAATTACCTTTCATTTATAATCAATATTTAATGTTTCACATTCAATTTTTCTTCACTCGTATAAGCCACTACAAGCCCAGTTTCATCATGCTGTATGGTGATGTACTTTTCACCCCTCTCTATAGTAGAGAAGTCATAAGGGGTTACCATCTTACCCAATACTTTGCCCAATTGCTTCATCAGTGGAACTTCAGGGCTGATAACTAAAACTAGATCTGCTTTCATAATCGTGTATATTGTGGCAGCTCGAAAGCTACCGGATTAGAACTCAACCAATATCAATCTTTCTAAAGAACCTGATGCTTTCACCCACATATGATTATGTCCGAAACCATAATCGAAAAACAGTTTAAAATAAGGGTGTCTTACTATTAAAGAGCTCATACAGCCTCTTAACTCGTCTTCTGACATACAAGAAGTTATTTCATTGATAATTTGAACGAAAAGGTGTAAAACTTCTGGTTCATTATTCAATAACGGTTTTTCTATAACTGCTTTTAAAAATATATTTTCTTTCATATTCTTCTATATTGCGCAGGGCTTTCGCCCTGCCGATTTATGTTAATGCGTTTTATCCTCATGTAATAACTCGCAGTAAACTGGTGTTGTGGCATCTGTGTGCTTATTGGCTATAAGAACCTCATTACTATCCCAGTTAATATATACCTGTGTAGCAAATGCACCGAAAAACTGAATTTCTTTCGTGCCAAACAATACCACCGCGTCATCATTTACATTTGCAAGTGCTGCAATTAATTCTTTCTTGGTCATATTCTTTTTTGTTGCGCAGGGCTTTCGCCCTGCTGGTTATTATGCTATCTTTAGCTCTTTAAGTCTCATATCTACCAATGATTTCAGCTTGCGAGTATCAAATAGTGGACTTCTATACCCATCTTTGATAAGCTGTATCATTTCTTTATAACCAACCTTACATACAACCTCTGTCTTCATGCTGTTATCATAAATAGCAGAATTGCAAGCGGTTATTGTGAATGCCATTGTTTTGTAACCTTTATCCTTCTTCATGATAGATGCAAACAAATACATATATACAGCATTTTTCATGCTATTCAAGGCATCTTCTTGACTGGCATTTACCTTTCTACCACCTAAAAAGTCACCACATTCAATTTCTTGACCTTTTTTGATAATAGACAATGTACTGATGTACATTTTAATATCTGTTGCTTTCATATCTTCTATGTTTTAATTGTTAGTAATATTGGTTTCTTTTATATAGCTAAGATACTGATTATTAGCGATGTGTGCAAATGTAATCATCTGATTAACAGTGAGTTAAACTTGATTTAACTTAAAGTTGGATATTGACATGTTCATTTCAGTCGCGCTTTGTATGAATACCGTCCAATGATATGTGCAATGCTTTTTCATATATCGACTTATCACAATTAGAAAATAATCGTTAACTTTGTTCATACTTTTAAAATTATAGGTGCATGAAAAAAATTGTGACTTTATTTGCAACCGTGCTTCTGTTATACGGTTGTGGAAGTGTTCCTTTGACAGGCAGGAAACAGATGCTGCTTGTATCCGACTCCGAAGTGCTTTCATCAAGTCTGACCCAGTATTCGGAATATATCAAGTCGGCACCGATATCAAGTAACGCGACAAAGAAAGCGATGGTGACACGTGTCGGAAAGAAAATAGCCGCTGCCACGGAACAATACTTGGAAAATAATGGAATGTCCGGTGAGGTGAGGAACTTCTCATGGGAATTCAATCTGGTTAAGGATAATCAGGTGAACGCTTTCTGTATGCCGGGAGGCAAAATCGTTGTGTATGAGGGACTGATGAATCTGGTTTCCTCTGATGACGAACTGGCTGTAGTTATCGGACATGAAGTGGCGCACGCTGTGGCCAAGCATAGCAATGAGCGTATGAGTCAGCAGCTGGTTGCACAATACGGAGCGAAAATTTTGGGGGAGGCTCTCAGTGGAAAGTCCGCCGCCATACAGAAAGCCGGGAATATAGTCTATGGTCTTGGAGCACAATACGGTGTGATGCTTCCATTCTCACGCAAACATGAAACCGAGGCTGACTATATGGGGCTTATTCTTATGACGATGGCTGGTTATAATCCGAATGTGGCCGTCACATTCTGGCAGAAGATGTCGGCGGGCGGATCGGGTTCAGTGCCAGAGATCATGAGTACGCATCCGAGTGACGCAACACGTATTAGTGACATAAGGAAACATTTGCCGGAGATGAAGAAATATAAGTAAGCTTTAGAAAGTTACTGTAAAGTATTTGAAAAAACTTTAGAGAATGGTACAAAAAGGCGTGAAACCAAATGGAATCACGCCTAAATTATAATAAAACTCTTAAAAAGGTGTACATAATTACCAATCCTTAATTCTCTAACATCAATCATAATAACGCTGCAATCTTACGCACCTTATTAATTCTCTCCATAAACCTGTTGTCTTTTTTTGCCATTTGCAAATTATAAGATGTTTGCATTTTGAGCAAAGGTTCCGCATCTAAATCTAACGCGGCTTCTAGGAGCATAGCATATTTTGTATTTAGTGAACGCTTTGCATTCAGAATTTCATTTAATACAGTATAAGACACACCCATCTCTTTAGCAAGTTTCTTTTGAGAAATACCCCTAAATTCAATTTCATCTTTTAATACTTCTCCCGGGTGTGTCGGTTCAAAAGGAATTAAGTTATTAGCTATCATTTTAGGGTCTACGCCATCTATTTTAATCATAACTTTCTATTTATAATGGTTAGACAATTCAATTATATTACAGATGGTAGTCACTACTTCACCTTGCACCTCTGTGGTTGTAAATTCAATACGATATTGATTGTTTACTCTAACAGAGCAAAAGTCCTTTTTGTCCCCTGATAATTTTTCAAAACTCAGCCCATTGTATTTACAAAGTGAAGTTACATCAGGGACACTGATTATTATATCTATACAACGTTTATATCTACGTACGATATCAGGTTGAAAACGATGCTTTTTATCATTCGCCTTTCCAAACTCATACAATTCTTTCAGATACTCTTTATCAAACGTTACTACCATCTCATTTGTTTCTTTAATGCAAAGATAGCATTTTAATTTTATTCATTCGCATTTTTGCGAATAATTTTCTTAAAAAAAAATTAGCGACAACTCCAAAGAATCACCACTAACTATTCTATTTTTCTTATCACAAAATTGTGAACTACCGCTAAAGTAAAGATTTAGGGGGCTTCAAATACGATTTTCAATAAGCCAAGAATGCTGGAGCCACGCAAATTTGGCATAAAGTCTGATTGGGAGCTTTCATAGAGCTATATTTCCCATTAAGCGCATTTCTTTTTAAGTATTTCACCACATTCTTTATCCCATCATCGAAACCATGCTTATATCCTTTAGCGTATTCTCCAATGTTATATACCGCCATTGCCAACACAAACAGGATGATACCTACAGGCTTATACCAACCGGGAAGTGATATAGAAAACGGCTTAAATGTAATTGTGAAATCTCCAACCCATAATAGGGCGATAATACATATGATTGTAAATATAATTGTTTTCATAATCAATATCTTTTTCCGTTCAACTTAGGTCTTAGTTCATTGTATCTCATCTTCTGCTCCACATGCCATATAAGGTCTATGTTCATATGCTTGGCAAGCCCGAAGATTGATAATAACATATGACCTATCTGACTTTCAAAAGAATAATTATATTCATAAAAATAACGAATTGGCAATGTGGATATGGCGTATATGCTTTCAGTAAATGTTTCACCTACGCAACTTTCGGATGCACCATATATCGCTTCTTCAGGAAAATCATCAATGGATATATTTCTTAATCCAGCCAAATCAAGCAGGCGTATAACCGCATCGCTTAGTTCGTCTGGAAGTGTATCTTTTATATTTTTTTCAAAGGAACACTTAAATCGCTTTTCTTCTTCCACTAATGCAGGATAGCGATTATAGTCCATTTCAAAACGTGATTTACATTTCTTTCCTAATCTTCCCTTTCTATCCGCTTCCACAGCTTCCATAAGCTCTCCAACGATAAGGCAAAGGCAGTGTTCGTTACTCAATTCTTTATCATGGAAACCGTGCTCACAGGCGGTCTTATAAGCACGATTCCGTAGTTCGTTCAAATTAATATTGTTCATTTTTTATCTGTTATTATATTCCGGTGAAGAGGTGATGTCCCTTTATAAGGTCAGGCAGTCATGGCTCTATACCACCGCCAAACGCAACCGTATCCCCATCTGCCGCATCGCTGGAAAGAACTATTACAACAAGAAGCATGTTGACGAGTTCTTCGGTACGGCTGTCGATATGGAAAGTATCACCGACTGGCTCCTGACTGAAAAAGCGGAAGAGCAGTTCGCCATGCAGCACCCGCCACTGTACGTTCTCTATCCGGTCCCATCCGTAACCCAGATTCACAACCGACTTACCCCTGAACAGCTTTTGCCATACATCATCGGCCATTCTGCGCTTTTCGTAAGGCAATCTGCCCCAAAAGTGAGTGATAAAGTTCCCTAACATTACAATTTGTGGCTGCACGGTTGAATTATAATTCTGAATTTCATCATGCCGCTTTGTCCACTGGTATGTGAAAGAATCGCGGTGCTATCTGCCTGGTGTAAAGGATAAAGTCGCCTGCTCCGGGAAAAGGATACCGGTTATTTTCTTATAATAGGCATCGGCATACTGCTGCATACCCAGGTCGGTAGCATGCACTCCGTCCACCTGACTGTCCATAGACAGTGCCAGCTCGTCAAACGTAATGTAATGCAGATTTCCGGCTTCATCCTTCATCGAATCGTATACGGCACGCAACTGCTCATTGGTCTTACGGAACTCCTTTCCTTTCTTATCCGAAGCGTAAAAGCCCATATAGCCATCGTGCTCTACCAGTAGAATGGGAGCTTTGCTTTTGCTGCGCAATATACGGATGCCTTTTTCCAGACGCGGACGGATAAGTCCTACACGGTCGTTCGTCATATTCGGCATACAGTCTATCACATACATTGCCGCATCCACTTCGGCCAGCAGTTTGAAGAAACCTTCGTCCAATTGTCCGTTGCCCGAAAAGCCCAGATTAACGACCGGCATATCCAGCTTGCGCTGCAGGATATTGGTCCAGGCCATACCGGGACGCGAAGCACATGCCCCTTGCGCAATGGAAGTTCCGTATATCACGACAGGCTTTTCGACCGACGGACGCACGAAATCGAAGCGGCTGCCTTTGGGCACACCAATCTGTAAAGACTTCACACCGTTGTACAGAGGCAGATACAAGGTGAATTCGTTTCCCTTATCGTGCGTGTTGCGGTATGTCAGGTCGTTATACGTATAGCGCACTGTATCACCGAACTGATAGTTGGCTGCGCACCAGTATTGCTGCCCGTTGCAGTCCATCGTGTAAAGGTCTACTCCGCTGACACCTGTTGCCGGCATGTGGGGCATCGAGAATCCCCCCGTAACCTGATACTTTACTTGAATTTGTGGAGCATTGGTGTAAAACTTCACATAGAGTCCTGCTGTCTGCAACGACAGGTCCCACACGGGTTTACGGACCAGTTGTTCGGCCCGCTGCGGCAAACGCTGGTAGGCCTTTCCGGTTTCCGCATTCCAGGCTCTTCCCTGAATGGGCAACAGCGAATCGGCCGCCGGGTTATGCCAGGCTGTCTGTGCAAGCAGACAAAGCGACTGCCCGAATAATAAAGCAGACAATCCTGCAAACTTGAAAGTGGTTTTCATACTTATTTTTCTTTTAGTGTTATTTCATCAACTGTATCAGATGTGAGGCTACACAAGCATAACCTTTGTCTGTGAAGTGAATATAATCGCCGCTGTAAAGTCCGTCACGAATCGTTCCATCTTCGTCAAGAAACCAGCCTGTAGGATTTGTGTAACTGACCTGAGCTCCGAAGGTATGCGCGCCCAGCAGTTTATGAATGCGGTTGCACTGTTCACGGACTGCACTGCCCTGCTCCTTTCCGGAAGGGAAAAGTCCCAACAGGATAATCTTTGAATCAGGGAACTGCCTGCAGGCCTCTTCCGTAACGGCGATGATACCTTCAGCCGTATCGTCTGCTGTGTCCTGACCGACTACCAGATTATTGATTCCGATGGCAATCACCACATATTCCGGAGTACACCGGTTATAGTTTCCGTAACGGACACGCCAAAGCAAGTTCTGCGTACGGTCACCCGAGATACCGGCACTTTCCCAGTTTCCCTGTCCCAAAGCGTCGTCCATGGCCTGCTTGCCCGGTTTGTAGCTGACGAGCTTACGCATGCCGCCCCAACCTTGCGTAATGGAATTGCCCAGCAACAGCAGTTTCAGTTTACGTTCGTTCAGCGTGGTTTCGATATCCTGTGCCACCGAATGCCACTCCGAGCCTTCCACCCATCCGGCAGCCGAGCGATACTCGTTTCCGGGAACGGCATGGGTACAATTGTTGGACCACCGGCCGGTAGCTTTCAGTATGAAACGTACAATGGATTCGGGATTGTTCAGTGAATGCGGATGATGGCCGATACCCGGTTTGTGAATCACGGTAATCGGGGCACCGAGACGTTTCATTTCTGCTTCGAAAAGGGCTGTATTCTCTGACACCGGAACAATATCGTCTGCATCGCCCACTACGTGCAGTACCGGAATGTCTGCTTGTGCAATCTTGGCCGCATGATTCAGCGGATTCTTTTTCCAGCGCAAAGCCTGTTCCTCATTCTTAAAGCCGTAGGCTGCCAGCATCCGTGTCACATCCTCGGCCGAACCTGCATAAGCACCTTTTCCCATCGGCCAGCTCTTGATGTCCATGACCGGTGCATCGGCATAGATGCAAGCCACTTTATCAGAGTTCTGTGCAGCCCAGTTGTAAACAATCAGTCCGCCACGGCTCATGCCCTCCAGTACGGCCTTTTTATGAAAACCATTCTTCACCAGATATTTGTAAAACTTGTTCCAACGTTTTACTGCCTTATCGGCACCATACAAGTCGGCTACATCGCAATATACCACATGGAAACCTTGCTCCAGCAAGTCGATGTCGGTCTGTGGCTCATGTCCCCAGAAACGAGCCCGCCATATCCAGGGTCTTCCCTGTGCTTCTTTAGCCGGACGTACCACTTTGCAAGGAACCCCATCCAACTGGAAATCGTATCCCTGATAACCGTGAAAATTAAAGGAGGTCGCATTTTCGGGTACAATGGCTGCCGGCTTACTTTGAACTGTATTCAGCAGGTAATCGCCGATTTTACGCGCCATCGCACCCGCACCGATAGAAGACGGATGCAAACGGTCCGGCATAATGGCCTGATCCCACTGGTTGCCAAACAGATTATGCAGATTAATAATACCCAGTCCGTTATCGTAAGCCAGCTGTTCGACTACCAAACGTACCTTTTCTTCGATAATGCGCGGACTGATGGTGTTCTTCTCGGTAAGGAAGCAACGCACCGGAGTGAGCAGAATCACCTGCGGATGCGAATCCAGCGAGCGGTAGGTATTGATAAGCGTTTGATATTCTTCCATAAAATGCTTTTCGTCTTTCCAGTTCTGCGGCTTGGTGTCGTTCGTTCCCAATTTAATCAGGACAATGTCCGGAAGAAAGTTCTTCGATTCGCCGTACACCCCAGTACGGACATACGGATAATCGCCGTCCGACTGCGCTGTTGCTCCGTTCGAACCGAAGTTGCGGACTTCGTAATCATCGCCCAAGTAATACTGCAACTGGGCGGGATAAGAGTTTTTCTCCCGGTTGGAAATACCTGCACCGTACGTGATACTGTTGCCAACGCACGCCACCTTAATGATTCGTTTTGCCCATAAGCCTGTAGGCAAAATCAACAGATAGCAAATACATGCCAAAAAGATTCTTTTCATTGTTATTTAGATAAAGTTGCAATTCACTTTTCAAACAGAAGTCCCCTGTTTTTCAACATTGCTATTTGGTCAGCAATACTTATGGGCTGCTTAGTGTATGTTATCATATGTATATAAAAATAAGTTCCGCCTTGGTACGCATTGTAAAGAGGCGTGGCGGAAATTGTTGATGCAAAGATAATGTTTTTTCTGCTGTACTGCAAACATTTCGATTTTTCTATCAAAACAAAAAATTCTATACTTTTGCAATGAGCCAAAAATAGTAGTGGAATATACAAAGCAAATTGTGCTGAAAAAGAAGAAACAGCTTAAGTTGGTTTTCCAAAGGAGTTAAGAATCAATAAAAACGTTAAATCTTCACCCTTTAGAATGTACAATTAAAGACAACAACCATATTTCTGACTTATCACCTATAAAATATTGATCAATAATCGGTTGTAAATATTATTGTAAAAGATTTGTGTTGTACTCCGTCCTTAAGTTCTCAATATAGCAGTCTGATTCATCTGGATCGGTAACGAATACTATCTTACCAGTAGTAAGTATCATCTTTTAGTTCCTTTTTTTCTTGTATTAAGCCATACGGTAGATATTCAACCACCGTATGGCAATATTTATTTCTTCATTAAATCAATGCGCTCTTTCAAGGTAAGAATGTAGTCGTGCATCTGTACTTTTTGAACCTCCATTAAGGCGACCTGATTTTCACCTGCTATTTCAATAGCGTCTTTTCGACCAAGGAACAGTACTAACTTATTATGTTTGTCCATCAACTCATTATATTCGATATACATACGGTCAAGAGGGGTATCAGCCACGTGATAAGCCTTTTCAAAGACATCTTTAGGTGACCAGCTTTCATAACCGTCTTCATACACCACCTTATAACCTTCTTCTACTGGTTCCATTGTTTTTGTATTTGAATTATACAAATAGTGATTGCTGAATACGCGATAACACCAATTTATTCGCATCAGCGAAAAACTTTTTTTTAATCTCGAATCCGTATGCCTTGCGTCCCAACTGTGCAGCAGCTAATAAGGTGGAACCGCTTCCAGCGCACGGGTCGATAACGACATCACCTTTATCAGTGAAGATTTCTATCAGCCTACGAAGAAGTGGAACCGGTTTCTGTGTTGGATGTACTTTGGGTGTATCGGAATCTCTTACCCAATCAAAGCAGTTGAATATCATCCGACCATCATTGTTGAACTTTGGAAGTTTTTCACGATAAAGAAGTAAACCGTACTCACAGTTACCTACTACTTTCATGTTTGCTTTTAATACCTGCGCGGAGAAATCTTTCCGGAATACAAGATTGATGTAATTATTTAACCCATATCTCTTTCCTAATTCAATGTATCGGAATTGATCTTCAAATTCACAAAAGATTATCATACAAGGAGCCTTACCTTTATCCTTTGGCTCTTTTACAAGCATCTGGCTACAAAAGTGCATAAACTCTGCCGGGCGAAAATCTTTATCAGTATCAAAGAATTCTTTACCCGCTTTATCGCTTTCTCCATTCTTATTATCACCATCCACATACCATGAAGGATTAGAGGCATAAGCATTATTCCCTAAATTGTAGGGAACATCGGCTATAATTAGTTGAGCTTTAGGAATGCCGTAGACTTTATAATTCTGAAAATGATCGTTGAATAATTCTATATCTTTCATATCTATATCTGATTAATTCAAACCAAGCAGCTTCTTAGTTGTGTCAATGTCTATATAATTTATCCAGCCAGCTTTGTGCAATTCAATAGCAGCTTCTCTGATTGTTATATTACCAGATTCGATTTTTTCTTCTAGTGAATTAAGGATATTCTTAATCCTTAATGCTTTCATCTCAATTGTTTCCATTCTATATCGGTCAAAATAAACTCCATCATTCATTTCTTTCTTTTATTACATATTGCAATCTCCACATATATTCACAAGGGAATCAAATTCTTCTCGTGAATATTCAAATCCATTGATTACGATTACCTCGTTACCATTTTGGTCAAAATAAACTCCATCATTCATTTCTGTTCCGTTATAATTCTGATAAATATTTTATTAAACTCTTTTTGTCTCTAAAAAGCCTTTTCCCCCATTGTGGATAGTTGTTTCTAGGCACACTTAAGCCGTCAGACAATTTGTAAACCATTAAAAAACTTCTATCTGTATAGGATATTTCAATAGTAATTTTGCTTATAGTGGAATGACAGATATTGTCACCACTTAGGTAACATACACTATCACCTACATTAAACTCTGTGTCTATATTCATATCTGTTCCGTATTACGTTAATTGATTTAAAATCTCTCTTCGAATAATTTCCCTTGCGCTAAATCTGAATAACCCTTTCTTTTGCTCATGAAAATCCGCAATAGGTATTTCGTTGATGTAGTAATAGAAAGCTTCGTAACCATCCGCAAAATTGCGGGAAAGGAAACCATTTGGGTGAGTGCTCATATATCTTTCAACGGCTATTATCATTCTTTGAGCATAACCGGGAAACATCTTAAACTCTAATTGCATCTGCTTGTAATTGCAGAGAGGACAGCCGACACAACCGTGACGGCTCAAATTATATGGAGCGTCATAATACTTTGAATATGGTAATCCGTATTTTCGGATATAGCTCCAAACATCTTCTTCTGTCCATGTGAGGATAGGAAGAATATGCTTTGCGCCTTTCATCCATTTTCTTGTATCACACTGCTCCGGCTCATAATCTTTTCGATTTCTACTTTCGGCAGCTCTCATTCCTTCAATACTACGTTTGCCGATACCATATCTTTCTTTCAGTCTTTCACAACAGAATCGTCGGAGCCGTGAAGGAAGTCCTTTTTCTTCAACTAACTGAAAGAATGACTTTTCAGGGTGTATTATCCTCACTTGCGGATAGTGTCTCTTTATAAAGCTAATCGTGCCCGGTGGATCTACTGTGGTGTTAGCGTAGATCGCATTATACTTAATGCCTGCACGTTCAGCCAGGTCAAGTATAACTACACTATCCTTACCTCCTGAAAATCCGAGTGATAGCAGATCGTCACGTTCCATACTGCGAAGGAAGTCTATTGCTTGCTGCTCTTTCTTGTTCATTTCTATATCGTTATGAATTAATTGGCAGTTTCATAAAACACATCCATATTGTCTTGCTCTGTCTTCCAGTGGTATGCCCAAATAGAGGTTTAAAAGGGATAACAGACAATACATCCACTGTTTTTATTTCACTCTCGTTCCATTTGAATACAAGAGTGCCGTAAGGCTTCAAGACGCGCATACACTCAGTAAATCCATCGTGTATGAGTGACTGCCAGTCTTTCGGCAGTTTTCCGTACTTTTTAGCCATCCATGAGGTTGCACCAAGTGTTTTCAGGTGCGGTGGGTCGAACACCACCATGTAGAAAGAATTGTCTTCAAATGGAAGGTTGGTGAAATCGGCTATTACATCCGGCTTTATTTCTATGATTCTTGTCTTACCCCTGTCCTTGGCCGTAAGTGTTTCCGAACGTTTGTCAACAAATAAGGCAAGAGGATTATATTTGTCAAACCAAAACATTCTACTGCCACAACAGGCATCTAATATAAGTTTTCCATTTTCCATTAAGCTATTTCTTTTGATTTCTTCAATCTCAACTTTCTCAATACTTTGCAAAGTGCTTCAGTATTTTTTCTCGCTTGTGTAACCTCCACCGCATTCCCGATAAATTTCTTTTGGTCAGCTTGTGTGCCTATTAAAACATAATCTTCAGGGAATCCCATAATCTTTTTGAGTTCCGGAATGCGAAGCATCCGCATTTTAATATCCACTATGCCATACAGTGCCATGAACTCCTTTATCTTCACGGTCATAGGACTATCATTGTCGTAGATTTCAATCGCTACCTGACCGCTTTCTGTTGCTACCAGATAGGGCGGCATCTTATCCATGCGGGCTATTAATGTGAAGCAGGGGCTATCAACAGAGCCGCCAGCACTGTTGAACTGTGGATTCATCAGATAGTGCCATTTCCTGTTTGCGGTAATGGTCTGGGAGGGTTCCTCTATACTGCTACCTACATTTGAGAATGCAGTATTCATTATCCACGGCTGGCATGTTACCAAGTTTTGTTTCGGTGTTGTGGTAACAGCGGGGCATGGCGAGTTTATATCAGACACCTGACCACCTCCAGAATATTGATTCATAAAAAATGGAGATACAAGGGAAAGTCTGTCTTTAGTCAGAAGTGTAGGACAAGGCTGATTAATATCCTTTCCTGTATCCTTAAAGTTATAAGAACACATAAATCGGCTTTCAATTAAAGCCATCCTGTCCTTCGTTGTGACCGTTGGAGCTGGAAGGTCTACCGAATGATTATGTCCATTTCCATAATAAGCAGAGACAAAAACATGGTGGTCTTTGCAGGTGATTGCACCTGCCGGTTCTTCTACGGACACATTCTTGCTTTCGGGATGTCCGCTGAACTGTTTGGAGAGGAAACTTACCTGTACCTTTGCAAAGCGGTTTTCAGTAGTCAACACTCCGCATGGTTCATCAACTGATTTGCATGTGTCTTGAGGGCGAACCGTATTGTAACGGGAAAGGAAAGCATCCTTTCCTCCGGCTACAAACTTGATAAGTCCAGCATAGATACGTTCAAGCGTTTTCTCTGCAAGAGGCTTTTCCCTGAAGATGGTAGTTCCTTCATCAGAGAAATCAAGCACATCTTTTACCGGCTTCCACTTCTCCAGCCGCGAGAACATATCTTGCCTACCACCTTTACAGTGGGTCGGTTCTGGGAATACTATCGGCAAGTTCTTTTTAGCAAAGATGCCGAAGAAGCGTTTTCTTGTGGTGTAGGCACCGAAGTCGGCAGCATTTAAGATGCGGTGCTCAAAGTTGTAACCGTACTTCTTGACATTGCGCACCCACTTTTGATAAAGCCGGCCTTTGTCCATGCTGATAGGTTTCCCATTCTCATCCATATCTCCCCATGACATAAACTCTTCTACATTTTCAATCTGAATGTAGTCAGGGTCTATAACATCAATATAACGGAAGAGATGTTCTGCCAACGTTCGGCTGTCGGCATCTCTCGGCTGACCGCCTTTGGCTTTCGAGAAGTTGGTACACTCCAAAGAAGCATGAAGCATTATCATGGCATCAGGGTATAGCTGACGGATACGTTCTACAATAGTGCTTATCGGGGAAAGTTCCAGTGTACGGATATCCTCAATAAAGTGAAGTGCATCAGGGATATTGGCATCATGTGAAAGGATGGCATTCTTGTCATGGTTCACACAGCAAACAACCTTTCCACATCTATTTCCATCCAATCGTGCTTCTTCCACACCTTCGGACAAACCGCCGGCGCCACAAAAGAGATCAATAACAAATAGTTCTATATCGGACAGACCTTCAATGGATTTTAAGATATTTTTCTGCGATTTCATAATTTCTCCTTTTTAAACAGGTGGCTGAACGCATTATCCAAATCCAAGTCTAGATTCAGTTTGGACGGGAAAGATTTAATGTATTCGTACATCTTATAAGCGAGGTTGTCATCATCACCGCATCTGTCAATCAGTGTGAGCAACATGGCGTTCACCATGTCAGAATCATTGCCGAAGTTTTCCTGAGTGGATTCGCTGCAATGATTCACATCACTTTTCAATCTCTTTATCGCGGCTATGGCTGTGTTGAAGTTTCTTTTTGAATCGTGCCGCAATTCAAAGCCTTCCTTCTTGTATTGCTGCTGCATTTCTAGAAGGTTGGTTTCTAAAACGTCCGTGAGGACAAATACGATGTTGGTCAGTGTGTTCAATTGAGTTGTTTCTTGCATAATAATAAATTTTGCTTGACTTTCAAATAAAAATAAAGTCAGATTATCCGCAGAATAGGGGAGAAGTTGTAAAATGTGAACTTCCCCAAGATGTCATACGGTGTATTTTTTCAAAGTGTCCATGATATTGTCTATCGGCAGGGATACGGATGTTTTTCCCTTATCTTCATAGCAGGCAATATGTCTGTATGCCTCAGGGAAATTCTCTTTGATTCTTTTGAATGTCCGTAATGTCAGAAGTGACGCAACGACTGATTCATATACCTTGGTCTTCTCATCCTTTACCGCACTGATCTCGATTTCCAGTTTGTCTATCTTTTCAATAACTTCCCTGTCCGCCTCAATGTGAGGATAGTAAGCGTTTGCGCTGGGAAATCCTTTCAGTCCGGCAACACGTTTTTCATAGGAACCGTTAAACAGTGTGATGCTATATGCAACAGAGAAATAAGACCGGAACTTTTGAAAACAGTCGGTGATTTCCTGTGGAATGGATTTTCGGATCACCTCTTCCGTAATCCTGACCTGTTCATCATGCAACAGGTTGATTTTCTTTTCTAACGGCTCTACCATTTTATTGGCAACTTCTTCCGCCAAAACTTTCGTAATGTTCATTGCTCTTGGTTTTTATTAATTCTTTTATGTATGTAAAGATAACTTTTATTTATTTGTTTCTCAAATAATATAATCTTAAAAACGCATCTGCTTAACTTAATATAACTGTCATCTCCTGCGGCTGTTTCCGAGCAGGGGAATGACATTAAAACTCTTGAATCTGTCAATCAGACGTCCTTCAAACCGTTTCCTGAAATCACCGATGTTCAGATTGCTGGTGATATGGTATTTCTTCCCGAACTGCTGGTAAATCTCATAACGCGCATAGAGAAACTCGTCTATCACGCTGTCAAGACTGGTACCGTAGCTCTTCTGATTCTCGGTTTCCAAACCTATGTCGTTCAGACAGATATTGAACGGGGCGGGATTGAATCCTTTTGACTGCCCCTCGTTGTAGGAATACAGGTCTATGTGTCCGTTCATCTTGTAGTAGTTCATCATCTGGGTGACGGAGAGGTTTTCAAACTGGCTGGGATTCCGTGTCAGACGCAGATAATCGGCGAAAATCTGCATGATCATTGTTTTTCCAGTGCCGGGTGCCCCGACAATCAGCAGGTTCTTGTGAATCTTGTAACCCTCATCGGGAAACACTTTCTCGGCCAGTCTGCATCCGTTGAAGTAATACAGCAGGAAAGACAATACCTTCGAGTTGTTCTCGTCAACCTCGAACTCCCTGAATTCACGTCCAGTATAATCATTGCCCAGCTGCCTGACAAGATCACGATGGGCGTAATATTCGGCTGGATTCGTCAGGTCATATTCAAAATCTTGCAGAATAGTCTTTTTGTGACGCTCCACCAGATTGTATATCTGTTCCTGTTTCAGTTTCGCCGCAAATGACTTTTCCTGTCGGATCTGTTGTAGCTCTGCTGAAAGTTTTTGTTCTTGCTCTGTCATCTTTCTGTTTTTTAAGTTCCGTTATCAACCAGTTTGAGAAATGGCGTTTTGCATCTGAAACAGACTTGTGTGTAACGCCTTCCCCCTTTAGCTTCCAATAGTACAGGTCAACGTATTTGTCTTTGCATTCATCCAAAGTGAAGTTCCTGAATCCGTTCCTGTATGCCCGTTCCCAAGCATCCCTCAGCCATCCTTCCTCAGACTTTAGGTCCGCGAAGCATTTGTCTAAATCCATATCGAATGTTTCTGATGAAATATCGCCCAGGTTTTCACGCGTATGCGCGCTAGAGAGAGAGTTATTATTATCATTTACATTATCATTATCATTATCATTATCGGCTTTTTTGGGTTCTGAAAAACCCACTGGGTTATTTGGGTTTATTTGGGTTGTTCCAATATCATCCGAATTATCATTCTTCGCTCTCTTCGGAGCACCCCCTTTGCTTCCATTACTACGGTTTCTCTCGACAATGCCATGGTATTTGTTTTCATCTATTTCAAATTGATTCTTGAAGAACTCAAATGCTATTTCAATGTCCTCCTCTACCGTAATAATCTCGCCAAGTTGATACTTGAATATAGCTCGGAATAATCTTCCAAGTTGCTTGTCCGATAACTTCGATATAGGCTTGTAAAACGATTTATATATCAAAAAACTTTCTTTTCCCATTTCATTTGTTCTTTATGTAGTCTTACATGACATTCTCGACACAATGTAATGCCATTATCTATATCGAATCTCAATTCGGGATATAAAGAAAATGGTTTGATATGGTGTGCATTTAACTCCATGTTACGTTTTTTACAACGGCAACATGTAAAGTTGTCTCTTTCCAAGACTGAATTTCGCCAATTTCTATGGCCGCTTGAATTCCTGCATCTGTGGTTATCATCAGTAATTCCACCTTTCCAGTTCCAGTGGTTTTCTCCGCTTGGAGGTTCATGTAGCAAATTCTCATCTATCTGTTTCTTTATAAAAGAGAATGCCATTTTAGCCAACGGTTTCTGCTCCGACAGTGTCCCCGATGCGGCGTACTTGATAATTGCATCGTACACTTCAAGTCTGACCTCCTCAGGATATTCCATCAGCACTTCCTGCCATTCTATATAGAAGACAAATGATTTCCTTTTTGTATTCTTTTTCATCATGTCTATTGTTTGATAATCAGTTTGTTATATATATTGTAAAGTTAACTTTTTGTTATGGGATTACAATAAATATATTTCTGAATATCAATAATTTAAACGTTATTTATCAGTAGCCTTTCCTTTGCAGTGCCATATCCTGTTTGGCAAAGGATATCTGGGTCCTGATATTGTCTCCGGCATGGACGAGGGTACGGTTTATACGGTCCAGCCATGTCACAATCTGATTGGCGGTCACACTTTGCGCGGCGACAAATTTCATGGCGACAGTCGCGGGAACACGTGAGATGAATTCCATGTGGCTGGCATATACATTCGCTGTCACCTGATCCTGATATGCCTTGGCGTCAGCAAGCAGCTTGCCAGAGCGTGCGAGATAGACGTTTATATCAGTGAGGCGGTCTATAAGCTCCTTTGGATTGTCACTTGCGGTTATCTCCAAAAAGGACTGCATTTCTTCTATCTCCTTTATGACAGGAGGCAGGGGGCATCCGTTAATGAGGCAGTTGCCGGTCCCATCGTTTTTAGGACAATATTTACAGTTTATCTCCATACTTGCAATTCAATTTATGGTTTATAGTTTTTCTGTTTGTCATACGTCATTCAAATAATCAGTTGTCACTTTCATAAACTCATCCAATGATTTACAGACGACGTATTTCGCTCCGTTGGCTTCCGCATCCTTCTGCCATTCCTTTTGTGCAGGAGACTGGCGGCCTCCCGGCTTTTTCATCTCAATGCAAAGTCCTCCATAGAAGCGGTTGCTCTTCAGCAGTATCAAATCTGACACTCCGCTGGTCGCACCTTCCTCCTTCAGTCTCGCTCCGGTGATGGCATCACGTCTGCCACCATTGGGAACAGCAAAAAGCACGTTTTTAAGTTTCGGATATTTTAAACGGAACCAGCGGACACAAGCGGACTGTATGCGGTGCTCGTCATTCTTCGGCTTCCCGCGCATTTTGTACGACTGCGCTTTTTTAATCATCTCTTCGTATGTCATCGTCTTTTTCCTTATGTGGGGTTACTACTGTGTCCTTGCCGGTCTTGTCGACAACAACCTGCTTTCCTGCTACTGTTATGGTTGTCCTGCAACCATCCGGTAGGGACTGGATAAAATTGCGTACTACAGGAGAATCAGCACCTTCCGATATCTGAGTGTTGGATTTCGGAACTTCCTTAGCTTCATACGGATATACATCCATGATGGCGGTTTCGGCTACGGATGCGATCTGATAGTCTGCCATTGTACCTTTCATTCCTTCGTCCAGTTTCTTTACAGCATCGCGAAGATCGGAAGCCTGTACCAATACGGTAGTGGAGGTCTTTTTCTCCGCTCCGCTTTTTTCGTCCAGCGTGATGAAGAACAGCTTGCACTTAAACCAGCGGTCGGCTGCATCTTCTTCAGAGGGGAACAGTTCGCTGTAGTTGGCGCGTTTGATGTCCGAAACAGTGAACTCACCGCTGATATACGGAGTGATTTCTTCAATGATACGGGCTTCTGCTTCAGTAAAGCTCAACGCGTCAACCAGATAGGGTTCAGTTACTTTTTTGTTCATGCCGTTTTCCATTACCTTTTCGTAACGGATTTTGCATTCAAACCAAGTATGCATCATAATTAATTCTTTTAAAGTTTGATATTCAACGTTTATTCATTTATAGTGGGAGGTGCAGGATTCGAACCTGCATGAGTGGTGTTTTTGCAGTTCACTGATTTCAAGTCAGCTCCCCTAAGATGTCTCGTAGGTTGCCGGCTTGGATATTAACGGTTATCCTAGAATTTTGCACCTTACATCTTGATTAGCGTCTGCCATTTCCGCCAACCTCCCGTTTGCCTCCCTATCTTCACAGACCGGGAAGGCAAGGTTAACAAAGTTATTTCTGTACTCTGATCAAATAACAGATTTTATCCTACCTAAATTAGAAACCATATACCTGTTTTCTAACCCTTTTACCGGTTTCCATTCTTCAATCATTTTTCAAGTTTTATAATTTCCGGGAAAGTTCTATATATGCTACTTTTCCCATCCCATTTGTCAATGAACTGTTTGTAAAGAATTTCTTTGGTAAGACCTTTTGACTGGATAAGAGCCTGTTCGGTTTTTAACTGTTCCAGTTCGTTGCGTTTCTTCTGTTCCTCAATCTGTTGGTCCAGTACGGATATATTGGTGTTCACTTCATTCCGGCTGTCAATCTTCTCACGGACCTTTTCGGAGAACTCCAGTTGTGCGGAGAATGTGAGCAGTTGCAGACCTCTTTTTTCAAACTCCATGTCAACTATCTGTTCCAACCGTTTCTCAAATACCAACGAGCCTCCGTCAGCCATCAGGCTATCGGTCTTATGCTTCCGACTTTCTTCCTTTATCAAATCATATATACGTGGTTCCAAGATGTTATCTTCCAACGAAGACATAAAGTCACTTCCACGGCCAATATGCTTGTTGTCAAAGACAACATCAATGGCGCGGTTCTTGATAACTTTATAGCTGTATGTAGGACACGCCTTGAACTCCGTGTTGTCGGCAGCTTTCAGTGTGACAGCTTCAGCGAATTCTCCACGTTGATCGAATAGCGGAACCTGAAAAAGTTCTGTGCCCAATTCCCATGTGGACACTTTGCCGGAAACAATCTTGAAATCCTCCTTTCCCTGCTTGCCGTAATTCTCCATAAGGACACCTGCATAATTAGGGGCTACTCTCTCACAGGAGACAAACATTACCAAGGTCATACATACCATCGTTAACTTAATCAGTCTTTTCATCTTTCAATGTTTTAATCAGTTTGTAAATAAAGAAAATTATTGTGGCTGATATTATTGTTACGCCCAGCCATGCGTGTAAGTGATTGAATATCCTATTCCCGACAACAATTCCTATTATCAGAAACAGGATTAAATAAATATACTTTTTCATACCACTCTCAGTCAAAATTAAAGTTGTCCTCACCGTCCGACTCTTCGTCCGGCATATCATTACCGAAATCCATCGGAATGAACCAGTCTGAAATAAACTCTTGCATGATAATTTCAATTTTTTTCGTAATATTGGGGTATTATACCTTTCCTCATAAAGTCTATGTATTTTTGTACAGTACAATCATCCCAATCAACTCCGTTGTCTGGTATATCTTCCGTTTCTGATGTACAAAGAGTGTATTCAAATGGATTATACCCACTGTTGAGCCCATATTCTTCAACTATCTTGATTACATTTTCATCGGTGGTTATTTGTTTGATTTCACTTTCAGCCACACACCCGGATATTTCAGAGTGTTTGCCAAGTACTTCACCGAAGTAAACACTGATTTTGTTATTCACTAAGTATTCGACATCTTCTGTGTCTGCAATAAATACTCCTTCAAGATTGCCCATTCTTCCGCAATCGAAGTCCATTTTAAATAATGCTTTCATTTAATCCTCATACTCTTTTATAATTCTACTAATCAATTCTTTTTCCCATCCTTGAATAAATCCATTTTCGTCAATATTCATAATGATGTAGTCGCCATATCCTTCATCTGCCGGACACATAATCTTAGGTACATAGCCGTCATAAGAAGCAATGGCGATGTGGTCTTCATCAGTAATATCACATATAAAATCATCGCACACTTTATAGTGAACATTGGCAGTTGTTCCTTGCGTCCAGTTGACTATTTGTCCTGTCTCAATTGCTATAATAGGTCGCCAACGATAATGATCTGAATATATATTGTAATCAGCCTCTTCTTTTATTTGTACAGCACAAGGCATAAGAGGGTTACCTATGCCTTTACTCTCGCACAAATCAATGTCTCTCACTCCGTTTACTTCTGCGTCTTCCCAATAGCGTACACCTGCATCCACTTCTAAGTAGACCGCTTCAAATTTTGTCGGTTTGTTGATTGTAATTTTCATTGTCTGTCTTGTTTTTTAAATGTATTCTTTAATGGCATTGATAAGTTGTTCATTTGACACACAAAAGCTTTGTCCTACAAGAGTACATAGGAATCTTTTGGCATTTTCCTTATTCATATTTCCGAGAAATGGTACTTGGGCTTCTTCTGATACAGACACTTTTCTTGATTGTAATTCTTTTAATAATTCATCATCGCTTAATGTTTCAAGAAATTCATCTGCGTAATCATCAAGATCAACATCCACTTCTGTTCTAACTGTTATTGTGTTCATTGCTAATCCTGTTTTTAAGTTTCTTACTCATTTTCCTGCATTGACGTGCCTTGTCCTGCTCACAGGGTTTCCGGCAATACTTGTCTATCAGTTCCGCACTTTTGTCAAGGAGGCGGATAATGTTCTCCATGTCTGTCCTGCACAGGTTCATCTCTCTTCATGGGATTTCAATCTTGTCAAAGTCAATGCCTCGTTCATTCATAAAATCACCCAAAGCAATGATATTCTCACGGGTAGTGATAACCTTGAAAGCTCGTGTCAGTAATTCGGGTTGGGCAGGAGAGAAAGTTTCTTTGGGTTGTCCGACCGGTGAGGATGGGATGCCCGATCCTTGACTCAACCTGTCAAACGGATTCGTAGGACGTGGGGATTGCTGTTGTTGTAGCTCAGTGGACTTACAGGCTTCTTCCGCCTGTTTTCTTTCCTGCTCAGCCTTGATACGCGCTTCTTCTGCTGCTTTGGCACGCTCACGCTGCTCCTTCAGACGGTTGGCATACTGGATGGTGGATGCGATATTGAGCGTATCCATATAATAAGTATGAAGGACATCGAAATCCTCACCAAACCCCTTCAGCGTGGAAAGTTCGTTCTCGACTTTGGAGAATATGGAATCAATTTCGTTGCATACAGACTTCATGCTTGCGGATTTGTTGAGCCACTCAGACTTGAAAACCTTATTGAAGTCTACAAGGTTGACATTCAATCCATCAAAGTAAGTCTTGATAGTGGCTTTCTTCCTATCCTTGTATTGCTGTTCGTTTTGCTTGACTACCGTGTCAATCTTGGCAGAGCACTCGCCGATAAGTTTCACGGTTTCGGTTACAACGTCCTTGAACTCCCCGAAAGGTTTCATAAATTCTTTCTCAATTTCAAGACGTTTGGCATTGAGGGCTTTCGCCGCCTTGTTTAAAGCTGCCTTGTCTTTCTTTGCCTGATCGATATTCTCATCGTTATAATTGGAGATATCATACATTGGCAAAGCGGCTTTTACCATATCTCTGATTTGCTTTGCGTTGGTAGTAAGACTACCTAACGTCTTTTCACTGACGATCAGTTCAAGATCGCTTTCCTGGATTGCTATCTGTGTATTCATTGTTCTATTGTTTTTAAGTTTCTACTAAATTTATCAGCTACACGTTCAATAACTTCTGCATTTTCTTCGGAAAGCCATTCTTTAGCGACATTCCAAGATATACTTTTAGAGGCCTTGAAATTATCAAGGCGTGTGGAATGATGCGACAAACGTCCTTCGGTAGGCTTCAATCCCTTGTCGTGAAGTTCACATAGTCCGTTATGGTAAAATATGCAGTATTCGTCACCCGCAACAGCTTGAATCATGGGGATGGGAATATCAATCACGCCCATGATTATCCCGGCTCCCCACAAAGTGGGAGCCAGCCTGTCGGCATATCCGGCATCTATGAGCCTCTCTATATCCTGAGGAGTACCCAAACATGGTGTGTGACATTGCATCCTGCATAACGAGCATTTGCATTCGCATGGTTTTCTTCCAGTTTTACGTATGATACGTTGCAACTGGGTTTCTTTTATCAATAGTTGTCCCGTCATTCCGCTTCAATCAGTTCTTTGACAATATCATCAGCCACACGAATGCGCTTCTCCATTTCGGCAAACACCGCTTCATCCGGCAATATCCTTACTATATGAATAGGATTGCTCTGGAAAGGGTTGTAAACAACAAAATCAGTCCATTGCGCACCTGTGCACATCATATGGGCCATGCACTGGTAGAAATACTCGAACTTGACATCAAGCAGCGACGCATTGTTGTGTATTTCACTTTTATACTTCATGAAAGTGCTTTGAATCGGGCATTTGATTTCCAGACAGCCTTTTTCACCGGTTTCTTCATCGTAATAATAACCGTCAGGACTGCTTGCGAAATGTTCTATGGCAGGGTGTTTGCATGATCCTGTCTCAACTATATGTCTTCCTGTCAGACGTTCATACAGCTCTCTGGCATTTTCTTCCTGATCAGTACCCCATTGCATCGCCTTGGTGTTGACACAGACCTGATGCAGATATTTCTCAAACTCGACATCATCATTGATAATTTCAGGATTCATATCCCTCTCTGATGCAACTTGATAAATATAAGTTTTGGCAGTATCGGAAAAATAATCACTTCTCCCTTTCTTCATTAGGAGTCCGATTTGCGACCCGGTGAAGTTACCGAGCCGCTTACGGAACCATTCTATAGAATGTTGTATTTCCATTATAACAATGATTTTCGAGTAGGTTTATTATTCGCGTAGTCTTGAGTTTGATCTGTCGGTTGTTCCGGGCGGGGTTGATCCTTGACTCCTGCGGCTTTTGCAGCGATTTCGGCAAGTTTGTTGCTTTTTGCTGATTTATCAATAATTTCCTCATATTCGGCATCCTGAATGTCATCTGCCTCCTCTTTGGTGATAAGCCCCATTGAGATTTCCGGGCAATAAACACGCTGCCAGAAAGCGGCTGCACGATAACGGAGCATCTGGCTTGGCATTGATTGCCATTTGGAACCGTTCTTCTTGGTCCAGCCTTCCTTTTCAGCCATCCCCATGGTGATCCAGTCACCATGAAGCGGTTCCTTATGGTCTTTGTCGGACGATTCATAAGCAATGCAGCGGCATCCGTACTCCGGCGTACCTTCTTCTCCCTTAAACTCATAACGGAGTGGGGAGAAACGGCCACTTGCGTTAATAGTGGCAATCAGGAACTTGCTGCTGAAAGCAGGGTTGCCATGCACGATATAAAGATTCTGCATACACATAAGCGGATTACATCCCATACGCATGGCCATATCCAGCGCAATCACGCAGTTTCCCACATTTCCCTTGTATGTATCCGGAACGATTGTGCTTTCAGTGTACATCTTGGCCATGCGCTGCATGACCTCAAACTGTTTTACGGTTTGTCCTACCGGTGTCATTGCAAACTCGGCCGCTTGTTTGGCCTGAATAATCTGTAATTCTGTAACTTGATTGTTTTCTTCCATCACTCTTGAATATTTTAAAGTTCAACAATATCTTGGTATTCCTTGAAGGATACATAACCTCGTGCGCTCTTCCTCAAGCTCGTCAGTAGCATAATCCTTTTGAATGCATTCCATCTCCGAGCGTAATTCGTTTATATCCTCCTGTATAAGCTGCATGATTTCCTCTTTTGAAGAGAAACCGTATTCGGGCAGATATTCTAACCCGTATCCTTTCACTTTCTCAAGTTCGGCTTCCAGCCGTGCAAGTTCCTCATTCATGACAGTCCGTCTTATAGGATTCATAAATAATGCCGATAGCGGAGAGAATCTCCCTCATTCTTGCGTTCTCTTTCTCAGCCAGCTCCATACCGGCAAGCTGGAACTGCAATCCTTTCACCTGTTCAATAAGCTCATCATGGCTCATCTGCTGCAACTCATTGTCTGTTCTCATCATTATATATGTTTTTAAGATTATTTTTTCTGTCAATTCTCACGGCAAGTATGAGAGATAATACCACGAATGCGGATATTGATACCCAGAATGCGGTGTCAAGATTGTCTATTGTACCATGTACGATAGCTGCCAGAGCAAACCAAATGAGATATAATACTTTCATAACTTATTGTTTATTAGTTCCTTATAGTGATATAAAGTTAACTATTTTTACTTGGGATGCAAAATTGTAAAACTTTAAAAATCAGTGGCTTAACTTTATATAACTATTTGAAATTCAAATAATCTATTTGAGCGCGGCGTGTTTCAGTACATCAAAGGCGTTGCAGTACCATCTTCCGTTCTGCCTGTTGGCAGGTTTCTTTTCGGCACGTATGGCACCAGAACCTACCAGTCTGAACAACCTTCCTCGTCCGCCCACGATAGTGGCGGCTTCTCTCTGTCCGAATGTCTTGTCATTCAGGACGATTTTCAATATTTCCTCGTTTAACATGATATTCAGGATTTATAGTTGGTACATTGCGGTAAAATCTCACGGCAGTTCGATATAACTGAGGTTGACACTGATACAGTTGTGAACAGAACGTATCTTACGTCTGTATCCCTCTATGTCGCTTATAATGACAGGGGTCTGCAATTTTACTGTATCCCTTCCTCCATTGGCATAAACAAGCTGGTAGCCTGTTATCTGATATTTATTTTCCATAATGAATTAAGATTTGATATTTGGTCACTCTGTGAGGTATCGAACCTCCATACCTGGCAAATGAATATAGAGATAATGATTCATGCCCATTGTACGCACCTGTGACAGAGTGGAGTGGTGTTCCTATCCTCACGGACCGGAACATCTGGAACTTTTCAGAATTAGATACATAAAGAATTGTGACTAACACACAAACAAAATAAGACTAGCATACTGATGATCCCCTCAATGGCTTAAACCGGTTGTTATCCCGAATCTTACGGGAGGGGATGGGGTTATATAGAGTCTGGCAAATGAATCTGTCATATACAACCATCATCTTGCATTGAACGAGCGGATGATTGTTGCTTTGGCATCATTGCGGTAGTCGCATCTCCAGTCATTGTGTCCCATGCGTGAACTGTAATAGGATCGGTAGTTCCTGTAATCGCGGTTTCCGTACTTTGCCTTATATTCAGCGGCACGCCTTGCATTCTCCTCGCTTATTCTTGCTTCCTCTTTGGCTTCCGTCCATGCTTTTGTCAGGCAGTAGCTGAATGTGGTATTGAACGTGTGGCCGAAAATGTAATGCGCTCTTGTCATTATTCTGCTTAAATCGTATCTTTTCATATCCTTGCTGTTTATGGGTTTATTTTGATATTGTAAAGATACTTTATTAAAGTGAATTATACAAATATAAACAACTGATTATCAATTAGTTAAACTTTGTTTAACGTGATGTGCTATTGATATTGAATGCTGTTACTAATTGTGTTGTACCACTGAGTGAACTATTCAATATGAATCTTATAATATGATATTTTTAAAACTCGTGCCTGTACGGAATATTCACTACGTCCGCACAGGCTGTATCTGAAGGTCATACTTTCAGCGATACTTGTGCCTCACACCAAGCATACTCATCACGTTAAAGACAAATTGACGTGCTGAAAGTTGTCTGTTTTTGCTTTTCTTTATTGTGTTTTCCAAAATGTCAAAGAACTCTTTAAAATCGCGCCTCTGAGCCAATTCGATTTGGCAACTCACGTCTTTTTCAGAGGCTTTTCTTAACTTTGCAATGTCAACTTAAAAAATTAAGAAATATGAAACTAAAAGCCAAAATCAATTACTTTATTGAAGTAGATGTTGCCATCCCGAATGACTTTAAAACCGTATGTGTCAATGTTCTTAATATTGCAGCGATTGAACGTGCGGGTAAAAATACACTGCTGCATTTGACGATTCCCAACGGTAATGACGGGCACATCATCTATGAAGTTTCAGAAAGTTATGACATGGTTATTTCTCAAATTGAAGATGCTCTTATGCTTACAAAGATGTAAGATCGCCAGTAAGAACCCAGTCTTTGATTCTTTCTGAAATCCGAAGCATCTCTGTGAAAAAATCATCAAGGGGTGCTTCTTCTCTCATATTCATCATAATGGCATTACGTTCCGTAAGGACACGATCAAAACACCACTTTCTAAGTTCTATCATATCCTTATCGGATATTGAATCAATCGGTCTGTTTTCAGTTTTCATATCCAGTGTATTATCATTTACCTTGGGTTACTAAAATTCCTTGTACTCTACTTCACTCTAGTTACTGTAATTGTTTTAGCCTCTCTGTCTATACGGGTTTTGAATGTCTTCCCCCATTGCAGTCCGTATGTGGTACATACAGTTCTGACGGAAGTCATCATCTGAATAGGATAAGTAAATTCTTCACCTATCTTCATCACTCTCAGTGTTGGTGTAATCGGGCTTTTCTCTTCTTTTTCTGCCATATTATTTTGATTTATTTATTGTTTTACTAATTTTGTAATGCAAAGATAAATATATTATCTAAGAAACAAGAAAACTCAGTGATTAATCAGTGGATTTTAATATTAATTAAACTTGTTGTTTATGAATGTACAGAGTAGGCTTTTTGATTTCATCTCATCGAAGAAGATTTCAATATCAGATTTCGAAAGGGCTTGTGGGCTATCCAATGGTTATGTGCACAAGATTAAAAATTCTGTAGGCAAACGTGGCTTGCTGGATATTCAGAGAAAATTCCCTGAACTTAATACTGACTGGCTTCTTACGGGAGAAGGGGAGATGCTTAACGATACATCTTCATATATTGCCAATAGCGACCATCATGGAACTTCTGTAGCAGGAAACGGCAATAACGTGAATACCACCAGCGCTTTGGAAAAGGCATTGGAAAGTCTGATGGAACAGCAAAGACTTACAGCGAAAGCGCAAGAGCAGGTGGACAGGTTGCTGTCTTTAATGGAAAGGATGACTAAATGAAATTTAATTAATAATACACTATGGAAACATTTACATTAATTCTAGCAATCGTTTGCTTGGTGTTCGGAATCTTGCAGATAATCTTGTTCTTCAAGGTGTGGAATATGACCAATAATGTAGCAGGCATCAAGGCGCTGTACGAAAAGCAAAACAGTGAAATGTTGGCACTGCTGAAAACAATAGCGTCGGAAATGAAGGAATCCAAGCAGCACAATAAAAAAGAGAGCAAAGATGATATAAAGGTGGTAGCAGCAACCGAAATCAAAAAGGAGAGCACTTCAGCACAACAGCCAAAGAAAGAACGTCCTACTATAGACCGAAGCAGTGAAGAATACCAGCGGAAAATAAAGAAGTGGAACGTCTTAAAATCCCGTGGGTATATCGAGCAGGCTGTAAGGGAGTATATGGAATACACCGGAACTGAACAGAATGAAGCGACCGAATTTATAAACAACTTATAAGATAGGTATGGATTTCAAAGACAATATACTTCAGCTTGCGGAAAGGATAAAGAAGCAGAAAGATGCCATCCAGACAGAGGAAGCCACCAAGAACGCCTTCATCATGCCCATAATAACGGTGTTGGGATATGATGTATTCAATCCTTTTGAGGTAGTGCCTGAAATGGACTGCGATCTGACAAGGAAAGGTGATAAGATAGATTACGCCATCAAAAAGGATGGCAGGACGATTCTTCTGATAGAATGCAAGCACTGTAAGCAGAACCTTGACTTGCACAACACCCAGCTTTCAAAATACTATGCTGCGTCCAACGCACGCTTTGGGGTGCTTACAAACGGTATCGAGTATCGGTTTTATGCGGATCTTGACAAGACGAACATCATGGACGAGAAACCTTTCTTGGTGGTGAATATGCTGGACTTGTCGGATGCAGATATAGAGGAAATGAAGAAGTTCCACAAGTCATGTTACAATGAGTCGGAAATACTCAGCACAGCAAAGGAACTGCAAATGATGATACAGATAAAGGAGATTCTTGCAAAGAATTTCCAGTCGCCGGGCGATGAGTTTACGAGGTATTTTGTCAGAAGTCTTAATAACGGGAAATCCACACCGAAGCTGATCGAAGAATACAGACCGATTGTGAGGAAATCTATCTTGTCCGTGATAGGAGGGATGATTTCAGGCAGACCGGATACCGCCATACTGGTGAAAGAAGAGAAAACACGACAAGCACCGAACGATGGAATGGCTGTTATAGGTGACAAACAAGATGCAGTGATTACACGGGAGGAAACAGACACATACAATATAATCAGAGCTGTTCTTGGGGAACAAAGTGAAATATCATATACCAGTTTCAAAGGCTATCTGCTGATTTGGACTGGACATGAATATTGGTGGGTATGCCGTGTATCATTAAGGCCGTACAGCAAGCGGATATGTTTTGTTACAGAGAACAGAACCGGATATAAATGGATTCAGTTACAATCAATAGAAGATATCCGAAATTATTCAAACGAGATAAGAACGGCTTTTGAAATAGCCTGCAAGCAACGGAAACAATATCAATTAAAACATAAGAAATCATGA